ATTAAAAATAAGTTATATGATAAAGTTTAAAGATGTAGAATTTGCTTTCGAACTACGAAAGCTAGCTTTTTGTGATCAAGACTATCTAAAGTCTATGTTATATGAAACAATAACAGATCGATCATATAAGCAGTCAGGTAAGTCATTTCAATCATTGTTTCCAGGTGCAAGTAACTTTACAATATTCAATGACTACAACACTATGTTAAATTACATGTCAGAATTTTCTGACGAGTATTCTTATATGGGTACACATTTATTGCATGGTAGAAAGTATTATTTAGCCTGGACTTATAATTCATAATATGAAAACATTACTTTATTTCAGTGCAACATGGTGCGGTCCATGCAAAATGTTCGGTCCATTAATGGACGAAATAGCAAATGAATTGCCGGTTACTAAGTATGATGTCGATATCGATGCATTAGAAACTAATTCATTTCATATTAGAAGCGTTCCAACTGTAATTCTAGTAAATGAAGAAGGAGTTGAGTTGGATAGATTTGGAGGCGTTAAATCAAAACAGCAAGTAATAGACTTTTATAATAAAGGATAATATGGCGACAAGATATATATCTACTAAATTATTTGAAAATTATTCTGTAGCAATTAGACAATGGAAAGCACAACATTCGCATTGTCAATTATTACATGGCTATGCTTTAAAATTTAAAGTATGGTTTGCAAGTGTCGAACCGGATATCGATAAACAGTTAGATGATATGAATTGGATTGTTGATTACGGTGGATTTAAAGCACCGCCGCAAGGCAATGGTTTAAAAGATTGGATGAATGATAAATGGGATCATACTATGTTAATTGAAAAGGATGATCCGTATTTAGATTTGTTTCAAACAATGCAAATGGAAGGCTTGTGTAAGTTAGTGATAATGGATAAGATAGGAGCAGAGAGTGCTGCTAGAATGGTCTATGAACACTTTAACGATGTACTATCTAAAACAGATGCCGGCCGATGCAAATGTATCAAAGTAGAATGTTTTGAAAATGACAATAACAGTTCAATATACGAAGAGATATGAAACTAGGAAGAATAGAAGATTATAATAAGATTTTACCTATCAATGAATTGTACCGATGTGTACAATCAGAAGGCAGTCGATTTGGTAGACCTACAATTGCTATACGAGTTACAGGCTGTACCCATAGATGTTGGTTTGGTGAAGGGGGCTGGTGTGATAGTTGGTATAGTTCAATACACCCGGAGAAGGGTAAATTTACTTTTAATGATATCATAAAAATGTATGATGAAAACCCTCATGTAAAAGAAATGATGTTAACTGGGGGTTCACCTACAATGCAGCCGGCATTAGTTAATGAATTAACACATTTTGCTAATGAACGTGGTATAATTATTACTATAGAAACAGAAGGATCTCATTATGTTAAAACAGATTATCCGTTGGGGTTGGTTTCGCTCTCTCCAAAGTTTACTAATAGTATACCACATATCGGCGTTAAAACTCCGGGTGGTAAGACAGTGGATCAAAAGTTTGTAGATCAACATAACAAGTATAGACTTAATAAAGAAGCGATACGTGCTATGATAGATTATCATACAGATTATCATTACAAGCCAGTATGGGATGGTACTTCGGAAGGCCTGGAAGAAATAGAAAATTTCCGTATAGAATTAGGAATTCCAAAAGAAAAAACTTATATTATGCCTGCAGGTGATAGTAGAGAGGAATTGATTAAAATGTATCCATTAGTATTTGAATTGTGTGCAGAACATGGATATAATATGTCAGGTAGAGATCACATTATAGCATATGATACAAAACGAGCAGTATAAAGGAATAGTTATGAAAATGAAACCATTAGGAGATCGTGTTTTATTAAAGGAACGCGAAAAAGTTGAAAAGTCAGTTAGCGGTATTATGCTAATGAACGATATGGAAGGCGATTATGTTTATGCGGATGTAGTTGCTGTAGGTAATGGATTGTTTACCCAAACAGGTGATACAATTCCAATGACTGTAAAAGAAGGCGATGAAGTGATGATACATAAAACAGAAACTTCAAGCCGTATTAAAATTAACGATGAAGAATATTTGTTAGTTCGAGAATCAGAAATTGCAATGGTAAATAATAAATAACATGGGACAAAAAACAAAAATTGACGGTACTATTGAAACGGTACATGGTGGTTATGCAAACGGTATTTCAAAACAATTGGCAGATAAACAATTGATTGAAGGACCTGATGCTAAACTATCGCGCGAAGAAAAACAAGGTATTATTGAAAAAGCTGCAAAGGCTTTTGGAGAATTCTTAACAGCTTTAGGAGTGGATTGGGAAAACGATCCTAATTCAAATGATACTCCTAGACGAGTTGCTAAAGCATATGTAAATGATTTATGGGCAGGCCGATTCAATCCAGCCCCAGAGATTACAGCATTTCCGAGCGACGGGTATGATGGTATGGTGTTTGAAGGTGGTATTCCATTAACATCAATGTGTAGCCATCATCATCAAACCATTATGGGTCGAGTACATGTCGCATATATTCCAGGCGCAGATAGTAAAGTAGTTGGATTAAGTAAATTGAATCGTATTGTAGAGCATTTTGGTAGACGAGGCGCAATTCAAGAACAGTTAACTGTTGCAATACATAATGCAGTTGATACTATTATCAATGATAATAAAGGCGTTGCTGTAATGGTAGAAGCCACTCATAACTGTGTACAATGCCGTGGAGTTAAACATGGCGGTGCAAGTATGAAGACAAGTAAATTAACCGGAGCATTTAAAGATGATCCGGCTACAAGAAATGAGTTTTACGAATTTATAAGAGGTTATGGAAATATTAATTCCTGAGTATAAAATAGAGCGCCGTGTCAGAGCAATGGCGCATAAAATATCTGAAGAACATAAAAATAGCGGTAATTCTTTACCGCCTGTGCTAATCTGTGTACTTAACGGATCGTTTCTATTCTTTTCTGATTTAGTAAAAGATATGGGTACAGAATGTGAAGTAGATTTTATTAGACCTAAGTCATATCATGGTCAAGACAATTCCGGAGGCGTTACCTTTACTAAAGATATAGAGGTTGATCTCAAAGGAAAAAGGGTTTATATTATCGAAGATATCGTTGATACTGGAGCTACTATGATTGAAATACTACAACGAGTATACAGTCGAGTTCCAGTAGATGTTAAAATAGTTACATTGGTTCATAGAAAAGGTAATCCATTCGACGTAGACCATTTCTGTTTTGAAATTGGCGATGAATGGGTAGTTGGATATGGATTCGACGATAACGGATTAAAAAGAAATTATAGAAATATTTACAGTATACCAAAGGTTAAATAATGTATCAAGCAGTTGCGTTTAGACGTACAGATAATACTGTACATATATGGGATGATAAAAAGGGTCATATTAAGCTTAAGTATAAGCCATATGCTTATGCTAAGTCAGATTATGGCGACCATGTAGCATTGGATGGTACTAAGTTAACTAAAGTATATGACTTTGAATTTGGAGATTCGTCTTTATACGAAGCCGATGTTAATCCAGAAGTTCGTACATTAATTGATATGTATTCAGATTCAGATGATTCTTCTGTAGGACATAGAACTATATTTTTAGATATCGAGGTTGATATATCAACAGGATTTCCTACTGCAGAAACTGCAGAGAATCCAATTACATCTATTGCAATTTATGATCAAGCCGGCGATCAAAATCATGTATGGATTTTAGATCCTACTGGTATTGTTAAAACTAGCAAAGATGTTTATTCATGCAGTGATGAGTATGAATTGTTAAATAAGTTTTTAACTAAGTATCAAGAAATTGCTCCTACTATTATAACTGGATGGAACATTGATTTCTTTGATATTCCGTACTTATACAATCGTATGGTAAAGGTTGTCGGTGAAAGGAAGGCAAAGACATTATCACCTATCAGCGATGTAATATGGTTGAAACATAGAGATCGATATAAGATTGCAGGCGTATCATGTTTAGATTATATGGGTCTGTATAAAAACTTTACATATTCTGAAGAGTCTAGTTATTCATTAGAAGCTATCTCTCAGAAAGAATTAGGTAAGGGTAAGATTAAGTATGACGGTAACTTAGATGACTTGATGCGATCAGATATCAATAAGTACGTTGAGTATAACTTAAATGACGTTCATCTTGTAGTTGAATTGGATCAAAAGATGAAATTGATAGATTTAGCTCGAGGTATTTGTCATAAAGGGCATGTACCATATGAAGATGTTTATTTCTCAACTCGATACTTAGACGGCGCATCATTGACATTCTTAAAACGATTAAATCTAGTTGCTCCGAGTAAAAAGCGTCGTGAATCAGATGAGCCTTTAGAATTGTTAGGAGCCTTTGTAAAAGACCCTAATCCGGGTCGTTATAAATGGATATATGACCTTGACTTAACTTCTCTATATCCTAGTATCATTATGACACTTAATGTATCTCCGGAAACAAAAGTAGGTAAGTTAGATAAATTTGACGGACATGCTTATGTTAGAAATACTGGTATGCATTATAGTATGGGTAACAATGGCTGGTCTACAAGTGAAGAACTACGTAAGTATCTGCAAGATAATAATATGTCGATTGCAGCAAATGGTGTTGTATATGATATGACTTCTAAAGGATTTATTCCTACAATTCTTGATAAGTGGTTTCAAGAACGTGTTGATTATAAAAATCTTAAAAAGAAGTTTGAAAAAGAGGGTGATGCTGATAAAGCAGAATACTATGACCGATTACAATTAGTTACAAAGATCTTGTTGAATTCGTTCTACGGAGTGTTAGGTAATGCCGGTTTTAGATTCTTCGATCCGGATAATGCAGTAGCCATTACAAGTACTGGTCAGCAGTTAATTAAGTTTACGGCTGATATTGGTAATAAGTATTATACTAAAGAATTAGGTGTAGAAAAAGATTATTGTATTTATACTGATACAGATTCGACATTCTTTTCGTCATTGCCGATTATAGAAAAACGATATCCAGAATTTGATGCTACAGATGAAAAATGGATGGCAGAAAAAACTATTGAAATTGCTAGTGAAGTACAATCATTTATCAATAGGTCGTATAATGTTTATGCTGATAAGTTTCATAACGTATCATCTCATAGATTTGACATTAAACAAGAATTTGTAGCCAAGGCAGGTATTTGGATTGCAAAGAAACGATATGCCCAGTGGTTGATCAATCAAGAAGGTCATACAATATCTCGATTAGATGTTAAAGGATTAGATGTTGTTAGATCTAGTTTTCCTCCGGCATTTCGTAAGTTTATGGCAGAAGTACTTAAGGATATCTTAAATGATATTGATAAGGTTACATTAGATGATAAAATACTTAAGTTCAAGGATCATATGAAAACCGTACCGGTATTAGATATTATGGCACCTACCGGAGTTAAAGAACTAAGTAAGTATACAACTAAAAGAACTCCTCCGTTTGCACAAAGACCTAAAGGGACTCCTGTGCATGTCAAAGCTGCATTAAACTATAACGACCTTTTAAAGTACTACGATATCAAGTCAGTACGTGAAATTATTGACGGTGAAAAGATTAAATGGACTTATCTTAAACAGAACCCTTTAAACTTGGAACAGATTGCCATGAAAGGATATGACGACCCAGAACAGATTGTAGATATAGTTACTACATATGTTGATTATGATAAAGTCTTTACATCGTCATTATATAATAAATTGTCAGATTTTTACAATGCCATGGCTTGGGGTAAGATTCCAGAAAATAACAATGTTGGAAAATTCTTCAGTTTTTCTTAGGATTTATAGAAGAATGTTATTATATTTAGATTCAATAAAAAATAAAAAGTTATATGATAGGTTACAAAGGTTATTGGTACGGTAAAGAAGTTGAAGGACGATTTACTGATATTGATACATTATTTATTTCAGACTTAACAGAGATAGCAGATCGAGGTATTACATGTATTGATAATATTCCTGCGCATATCTATTTTTGTTCAACTGCAGTTCAGCAATTAGTCTATGGTATAAAAGGTTTTGATTGGGAAACGGTCTTTGGTTTAAAAGATAATACTACATTTATTTCTTTAGAAGTAACACCTAGTATGTTATCTCAAATACCGCCAATGATTAGAATTCATTGCCATATACTATTGATGTTATCAGAACCGTCAGCATCTTTACTTAAAGAGACAGATACTATCAAAGTTGTTTATGGCGACTATTCTTTGCTATGTACGACCGTGCATAATATGCAACGTGTAACTCCTGATGATTATAAATTCGATACTTATGAATAAGATTTGGATTGTAGATTTAGAAGCTGTTGATACTAGATATACTGGTCAATGGAAGACATGGATACCTAAGTTAATTAGAGAATATGCCAATGATAATGGATTGCCATATGTAGTCGAATCAATTGAAGGCTCGGATAATATCCCAGCTGCAACTACGCCAGGCGCATTCTTAAACTTCGGTGGTACTAACGTGTATAAAAGTTCTCAAATGATGAAGATCGCTAACATGTTTTGTAAAGGCGATATTAAGCCAGGCGATATCTTTTTGTATACAGATGCTTGGAATCCAACTATTATTCAACTTAAGTATATGAGTCAGTTGTTAGAGATTCCAATTAAGATACATGCTCTATGGCATGCAGGTAATTATGATGAAAATGATTTTTTAGGCCGTTTAATCAAAGACCGTTGGGTTCGAGACTTTGAATCTTCATTAGCTCACGCTATTGATTACAATTGGTTCGCATCTGATTATCATATTCAAATATTTAGAGCTCGTTACGGATATGAAAATGTATATTGTTTCCGTACTGGATGGCCAATGGAATATCTTAAAGATACATTAAACGTTAGTCAGAAAGAAAATATTATAGTATTCCCTCATAGAATTGCTCCAGAGAAACAAGTACAGATTTTTAGAGATTTGGCAGAAGAGTTGCCTGAATTTGATTTTGTAGTATGTCAAGAAGAAAAATTGACTAAGGCAGAGTATCACCAATTATTGGGGAAGGCAAAAATTGTTTTCTCGGCAAATTTGCAAGAAACGTTAGGTATATCATGTTATGAAGGAGCAATAGCAGGTGCATTGCCAATGGTACCGGATCGTTTAAGTTATTCAGAAATGTATACATCTCAGTTTAAATATCCTAGTGAATGGACAGAGTCGTATGAAAACTTCTTAGTATACAAAACTGATTTAGTTAAATTGATCCGTAACTGGATATCAACATATGACGAGCGCGCAAAAGATTTACATAAATTAACAAATAAATTACATACAGAGTTCTTTTCGAGCTCATCATTATTAAAGGTGTTATTCAATGGATAAGAAAAAGTTTATTTACTTTCCGAGCCTATCAGCCGGCGGTACAGCAGATGCATTTAAAAAGAATAAAGATGTGATGCCAGGATTAACTAGTAGATTCTATGCAGAAGAATTTCCGGAAGAATGGAGACATCCATACTTCTTGGTAACTGCAGGACACTATTACAAGAAGCCAGAAACTCGTAAGGATTTTGGTTTAGAAAAAGCATTTGTATTTGGCGACTCGGGTGGTTACCAATTGGCTCGTGGTGCTCTGAAATGGTCTACGGAGTTGCGTGAAACTATCTTCCATTGGTTAGAAAATAATGCTGATATTGCTGCGAACTTAGATATTCCACCGAGAACTACATATGCTAATCGATTTGAAGATTCATTGGCAATTAGTTTAGAAAACTTTAAATGGTTTGAAAACAATCAGTCTGGTAAATGTACATTCTTAAATGTATTGCAAGGATCGAATACACATCAATATTCTCATTGGTATGATCAAGTTAAAGATTTTGACTTTGGTGGATGGTGTGTCGGTGGTCCGCAGAAGTTAGTTGATTTCTTTTATGCATTGGCAGTTCTATTACAGAATAGAGAGTTTGAAAAAAAACGTAATGGTTACATTCACTTGTTAGGTATTTCTAAAATTAGTGATTTCTATTTGCTAAGTATTCTTCAAAAGAATTTCAATAAGCACTTTGATGGCAGAATACAAGTATCGACAGATAGTTCATCACCAGGACAGTATCCAGTATACGGAACGTATTTGCATTCACCTCAATTGAGTAAGATGACGTTTAGTCATTTGTATTTCCCTAAAGGAGATAACCTTCCATATAATCCAGAAGATAAAGTTCCTAATCCGTTTGGTCATCCTATTGTAATGACATTTGGCGATGTAGCTAAATATGACGGCGATTGTACTTTGAAAATGGTTTTGAATAATGTATTTGCATTTAACAAGACTATTGATATGGTAAATGAGTTATGTGATGCTCATATGGAATTGTTAGAAACAATTGTACCTGGCGACCTTTATCAAATTCTTAAAAGTATGAATGAGATGTTTGAAGATCCAGATAATGCAATTCATATCTATGAGAAGTATCGTCATCACTATATGCAATTTGGTGGATCGCATATCATATCAACTAATGAAAACACTTTTAATCAATTCTTCGAAACAAAATAAATAATATGAAAAAGACAGAACTTTTAAATTTTATCGGTCGTTATCATTTGGCCGGAGCAACTACATCAGTTAAATGGGTTGCAGATAATGGAGCAATCCAAACATCATTTATTACAGATGACCAGAATGTTATTGGATCTGTAACTGCTAATTTAGATTTAGGTACTAATGAGTTAGGTGTTTATGCAACTCCGCAATTAGTAAAAATGCTTTCAGCAGTTAATGAAGACTTAGATGTATCGGTTAACAAGATTGCTGAAAAGTCAGTAAGCCTGGCAGTATCAGATAAGGATGTTAATATGACATTTATGTTAGCAGATCTATCAGTTATTCGTCAAGTACCAGAACTAAAGCAATTACCAGATTGGAGTGTGAAGGTGACAATGGATAAAGACTATGTTAATCGATTTATCAAAGCAAAAAATGCATTACCTGAGTCAGAAAACTTTGGTATCGCATGTAAGAATGGTAAAGTAGAATTCATTATGAATTATTCATCTATCAATACTAATCGTATTAAGTTTGAAGTTGATTGTAAAAATGAAACTTGCCAGGACATGTCAGTAGTATGTTTCTCAAGTAATTTGTTTAAAGAAGTACTTCAAGCAAATAAAGATGCAGAGACTGCAGTATTGGAAGTATCAGCCGCGGGGTTGGCTCGTGCAATCTTTACTGGTAAGACATATACATCAACTTATTATCTAGTACAGTTACAAACAACGTAATATGAAAGTAAGATTTAAGAAATTAACACCTAAGGCAGTAACTCCTAGCTATGCTCAGCCGGGAGATGCTGGCCTTGATATGACTGCGATAGCATCTACTATTGACAATAACTACGGGTTCATTGAATATAATACTGGTATAGCCGTTGAGATACCAGAAGGATATGTTGGATTGTTATTTCCAAGATCGTCTGTATCAAAAACAGATTTAATCTTAGCAAATTGTGTTGGGGTAGTTGATTCTGGATATCGAGGTGAAATTAAATTTAGATATAAGATGCCACCTAAAGCTTACTTTGCCGGATTAAAAAGATTCCAAGAAGGAGATCGTATCGGTCAGTTAGTTGTAATGCCATATCCGACAATTGAAATGGAAGAGGTAAATGAACTTTCAGAGACAGAGCGTGGAGATGGTGGCTATGGTTCAACTGGTAATTAATATTTATAACAAAGAGTTATGTTCGGAAATCAAGAAAATAGTTTATGGGTTGAAAAGTTCAGGCCAGGTACATTAGATGGGTATGTAGGCAATGAACATATCATTGATAAAGTTAAGTTGTATTTAGAAAGTGGTGATGTACCGCATTTGTTATTTTATGGACAAGCAGGTACTGGTAAAACAACATTGGCAAAGATCATTGCTAATAATGTAGATGCAGATGTAATGTATATTAATGCATCAGACGAAAACAATGTCGAAACGGTTAGAACAAAGATTAAAAACTTTGCAAGTACAATTGGATTCCGTAAATGGAAGATTGTAATATTAGATGAGGCTGATTATATGACTGCTAACGGTCAAGCCGCATTACGTAATCTAATGGAAACATTTTCCAATACAACCCGATTCATTCTTACATGTAACTACGTTGAAAAGATCATAGATCCTATTCAAAGTAGATGTCAGGCATTTGCAATTATACCTCCAAGTAAAGGCGATGTAGCAAAACGGGTTGTAGGTATATTAGATGAACAGAGTATAAAATACGATAAGAAAGATTTAGTTACAATTATCAATGCTGGATATCCAGATATACGTCGTGTGTTAAATGCATGTCAAAGACAAGTCATTAACGGAGAACTGCGTGTAGATAATGATAGTATCATTCAAGCAAATTACATGACTAAGTTGTTAGATATTCTTCGAAGTGATCTTAACAAGAAAGATGCTTTCAAAGAAATTAGACAACTTATTGCGGATAGTAAGGTTAAGGACTTTACTAATCTACATAAGTTTTTGTTTGATGAAATCGATGAATATGCTAAAGGGCATATCGCTGCTGCAATCTTAATATTGGCAGAATCTCAATATCAAGATTCATTTGTAGTTGATAAAGAATTACATATGATGTCGACAATTGTAAAATTACTTAACGAATTAAAATAAGGAACAAGTTATGGCAAAGAAAGTGTTTATGAATGCTGATAGTCGCAATGGATTAAAGATTGGAATTGATACATTAGCGAATGCAGTAAAAGTTACATTAGGTCCGAAAGGTCGTAATGTTGTGATTGAGAAACCAGGACTAAGTCCAGTAATCACAAAAGATGGTGTATCTGTAGCAAAGGAAATTGTATTGGAAGATCCTATTGCAAATGCAGGAGCACAAATGTTAAAGGAAGTTGCTAGCAAAACTGCTAATTTAGCAGGTGACGGAACTACGACAGCGACAGTATTAGCACAGGCTATTGTAACTGCAGGACTAAAAAATGTTACGGCTGGTGCTAATCCAATTGATTTGAAACGTGGTATTGATACTGCAGTAGCTACAATTGTAGATTCGTTAGATGATATCGCAGTTAAGATCGAAGGCGACTCTGATCAGATTAAACAAATTGCAACTATATCAGCAAACAATGATGAGGCTATTGGATCGTTAATTGCAGAAGCAATGGCGGCGGTAGGTACGGAAGGAGTTATTACTGTTGAAGAAGCAAAAGGTATGCAAACGGAATTGACTACAGTAGAAGGTATGCAAATCGATCGTGGTTACATATCTCCATACTTTGTAACAGATACGACTAAAATGGAAACGGTTTATGAAAAGCCTTATATCTTAATCTATGATAAAAAGATTTCAAACATGAAGTCATTCTTGCCTATTCTAGAAAAGGTAGTACAGACAGGTCAGCCTTTGATTATTATAGCTGAAGATGTTGAAGGCGAAGTATTAAGTACATTGGTAATGAATAGAGTACGTGGTGGATTGAAAGTAGTAGCAGTCAAAGCTCCAGGGTTTGGAGATAAAAGAAAAGCAATGTTAGAAGATATTGCAATACTAACAGGAGGTACGCTTGTATCAGAAGAGTTAGGTCATAAATTAGAAAGTGTGAGTTTAGATGATCTAGGCATTGCTTCTAAAGTAGTTGTTACTAAAGATGATACTACTTTTGTTAACGGTGCAGGGGCTACAGAAGATATTAACAACCGTATAGAAAGTATTAAAGTACAAATTGAATCTTCAACTTCCGACTATGAACGTGAAAAGTTACAAGAACGTTTGGCAAAATTAGCAGGAGGTGTTGCAATTTTATCTATCGGAGCTGCATCTGAGATTGAAATGAAAGAGAAGAAGGATCGTGTTGATGATGCATTAAGTGCTACTAGAGCAGCAATTGCAGAAGGTATAGTACCTGGCGGCGGAATTGCTTTGATTAGAGCGGCAGAACGTTCCGCATTCATAGGTAAGAATGAAGATGAGACGATTGGTATTAATATTGTATTGCGTGCTATTGAAGAGCCACTTCGTCAGATATGTGCAAATGCAGGAGCCGATGGATCGGTTGTGATTAGAGATATCAAACAAAATGAAAACATTGCGTATGGATATAATGCTCATACAGAACAATACGAAGACTTATACGAGTCTGGTATTATCGATCCAAAGAAAGTTGAACGTGTTGCATTACAGAATGCGGCATCAGTTGCATCAATGATATTAATGACGGAATGTGCATTAATTGAAATTCCAGAACAAAAGTCAGATAAAAATATTAATTACGACTTATAATCTATATATTAAGGATAATATGGCAAAGAAAGAAAATATGCAATCTACAGAAGGTCCGAGACTTAGAGTAGAAGATCTTACGGATATTGTATGTGAGAACTGCGGCGGTAGATTTTTTAAAGAAGTAAATGCATTTAAACGTGTTCCGGCTTTAATTTCACCTAGCGGTAAAGAACAAATTATACCTGTACCAACATTTCGTTGTGATGACTGCGGTCATATTAACGAAGAATTTATGCCTAAATGAGTACTAAAGTAGCAACAATATTTGACCATTTATCAAACATAACGGAGAAGAAGACTCCCTGGGAAAAGCTTTCAGAAGCAGATCAGAAGTCTTTTTCTCCTTATATTATCAATCGATGGTTGAGCATGAGTTATGATCTAATAGAGTTCGTTGATATGTTTCAACAGTATACAATCGGACCGTTAGATCGTAAACATGTTTATCAATTATACTTAGACATCTTACCTAAAAGAAAAGTATTTGCTAAATACATTAAAGGTAAAAAATCTGATAAGTATGAAAATGAATTAGTAACGTTTGTTGCAGAACATTTTCAAGTATCAGAACGTGATGCTGAAGAGTATATCAATATCTGGTTTGAATTAGATAATGGTAAAGAATTAGAATCTGTATTAAAATTATACGGTAAGACAGATTCTGAAATAAAAAAATTAATGAAATGAAAGAAGCAGTGAATCATCCTACCCATTATGGTGGCAAAGGCAACGTATATGAGGCTATCAAAGTTATCGAAGCCTGGGAATTAGATTTTTGCTTAGGCAACGTTATTAAGTATATATCACGGGCAGGTAAGAAAGATTCTACAAAAGAACTTGAAGATCTTAACAAAGCATTATGGTATCTAAACAGACGAATTGAACAAATATCAAAATAAATTTGTCTAATTGCATAAATGTTATTATATTTAGATTATGCAAAAATTTATAGAGTTTAGTAAGCGAGAGCCTAAGGAAGGTGATCGTAAAGTATCATATTCACAATTTACTATGTATTCTAATTGTCCTAAACAATGGGAGTTAGCATATATACAAAATTTACGTACCTTTTCGCAAAGTATTCATACGTTGTTTGGTACGGCTATGCACGAGACATTACAAAACTATGTAACAACTATATTCACTAAGTCAGCAAAAGCTGCCGATGAAATGGATTTAGAAAGTATGTTACGTGAAAGAATGTCTACTTTATATAAAGAAGCCGTGGCCCAAACCGAAGAGCATTTTTCTAACAAAGAAGAAATGGCAGAGTTTTTCCGTGATGGTATTGCAATTATCAATTACATGAAACGTAATAGGTCAGTATATTTCTCTAACAAGAATCAAGAGTTAGTAGGAATTGAAGTGCCTATATGTCATCCAGTATTAGATGGCCGCGATAATATTTTAATGATATCATATTTAGACGTTGTATTAAGAGATAAACGTACAGATGAAATTATTATTTTAGACTTTAAGACTAGTACATCTGGATGGAACAAATATCAAAAGGCTGATAAGACTAAGACAGCGCAGTTAGTAATTTATAAAGATTATTACTCTCAGCAGTACGGTCATGATGTTGAAAAGATTAAAGTAGAATACATTATACTTAAACGTAAGTTAGTAGAAGATGCAATGTTCCCTCAAAAAAGAATACAATCATTCGTTCCTGCAAGCGGTAAACCTACTCGTAACAAAGTAAAACGTGAAATTGAAGATTGGATTAGACAATGTTTTAATGAAGATGGCAGTTATAATACTGCACGTGAATATATAGCTATAGCAGGTAAGAATAATAAAAATTGCAAATATTGTGATTTTGCGAATAATGAAAATTTATGTCCAAAGGCAAAGCGAGTAAAAGGATGAAAGTAGCAATAGTCGGAAGTCGAGAATATGAAAATGTTCGTAAGATCAAAGACTTATTATTTGATCTAAAACGAAAATTTGGCGATGAATTAATAATAATATCTGGAGGGGCTAAAGAAGGCGCTGATAAGTATGCTAAAAAGTATGCATTAGAATTTGGAATCGATTACAAAGAATTTAATCCGGCACATACACCTAGAAACTTATACAGTGCTATGTCAGATGATTATTATAACAAACAATATCATGTGAGCCAATTTCATCATAGGAACATGTTAATTGCAAAAACATGTGATGTGATGGTAGCTTTGATACCGGAAGGGTCAAAGGCAGATGGTACAAAAAGTGCAATAAATTCAGCAAAACGATTTAACAAAAAGGTTGTTATATTATCGTAAAGCATATTTATAATAAACAAAAAGAACGGTTACATAAGGAAAAAAGTAATGAATTTGAATTTACCTAAGTTACGAAAAGTAGATCCTAACAAGCCTAAGAAAAAGAAAATTTTATTATTGTCCGATGACATGCGCATGCATAGTGGTATTGCTACTATGTCACGCGAAATTGTATTGAACACGGTAAAAGAATTTGATTGGGTACAGTTAGGAGCAGCGATCAAACATCCAGACCAAGGAAAGATTTTTGACCTAAGTGAAGAATCTAAAAAAGAAACTGGAGTCGAAGATGCATATGTTAAGTTATATCCATATAGCGGATATGGAGATCCTAACATCTTAATGCAGTTAATGGAAATAGAAAAACCAGATGCGATTCTGCATTTTACGGATCCTAGATTCTGGGGATGGCTATACCAAATGGAACATACAGTACGTCAACGTATTCCGATTATGTATTATAATATTTGGGACGATTTGCCGTATCCACATTGGAATGAACCATTCTACGAATCATGTGATTTATTAATGAATATTTCTAAACAAACACAGAACATTGTTTTAAATGTCTTAAAGAAATATCCAAAAGAAGATTGGGCTGTACAATGGGTACCGCATGGTATTAACGAAAAACATATTCAGCCTATTACAGATACACATCCGTTGTACAACGAATTTAACGAATTCAAATCTAATTTCAAAACAACTAACAATGTTGATTTTGTAATATTCTGGAATAACAGAAACATACGTCGTAAACAACCCGGCGATCTTATTTTAGCGTATAATGAGTTTTGTAAATCTTTACCTAAAGAAAAAGCAGACCGTTGTGTGTTATTAATGCATACGCAACCGATTGATGATAATGGAACTGATCTAATAGCAGTTAAAAATGCGATATGTCCAGATTATAAAATTATTTTTAGCGATCGCCCGGTAGATAATAAAATGATGAACTTCTTTTATAATCTAGCAGATGTAACTGTTAATATAGCTTCAAATGAAGGATTTGGATTATCAGGTGCAGAATCATTAATGGCAGGTACTCCTATCATTAATAATGTAACTGGCGGATTGCAAGATCATTGCCGATTTGAAGATGAAAATGGCGAGTGGATAGAATTCACTACAGAGTTTCCGACCAATCATACCGGCCGTTACAAGAAGCATGGTGTTTGGTCTAAACCTGTGTTCCCAACTAACCGTTCATTACAAGGTTCACCTCAAACACCATATATCTTTGACGATCGCGTTGATTTCAAAGATGTCGCAAATGCAATAACATATTGGTACGAAATGCCAGAAGAGACCCGTGTGCAGTACGGTATGAAGGGGCATGAGTGGGTATGTGGTAATGAATCTAATATGTCAGCACGAAGAATGGGAGATAGATTTATTGAATGCATTACTACATGCTTGGAAAAGTGGACGCCTAGAAAAAGGTTCACTGTATTCAAAGTCGAGCCAGTTAATAAATTAGAAAATGTAGGAGTATTATGAAGCCATTTATAGTTATACAAGGCCCTGTGGCTACCCGTTCTGGATACGGGAATCATACCAGAGATTTAGTACTTAGCTTAATCAAAGCCAATAAGTATGACATTCAAATTATATCACTCCCATGGGGTAACACTCCTATGGATGCACTTAAAGCAGATAATCCGGATCATGTAGCAATATCAAATGTTATAGCTAGACAGCCTATCAATCGTCAGCCAGATGTTTTTATTCAAATATCAGTGCCGAATGAGTTTCAGGCTCCAGGTAAATATAATATCGGTATCACTGCAGGTATTGAAACTAATATGGTTTCTCCGGAATGGCTCGAAGGATGTAACAGAATGGACATGGTAATTACTACTTCAGAACATTCTAAAAAGAGTTTTATAGAATCTACGTATCAAATGGTTGATAAAAATACAAATCAACAGACTGGTACGCTTAAATTAAATAAGCCTATTAAAGTATTGTTCGAGGGAATTGATACAAACATTTATAAAAAGACAGATAAAATTCATGATTCTATTACAAATGAATTATCAAATATAACAGATTCGTTTTGTTATTTGTTTGTCGGGCATTGGCTAAGAGGAGATTTTGGAGCCGATCGTAAAGATGTAGCTATGATGATCAAAACAGTTTGTGAAGCATTTAAAAACAAGTCAGCGCACAATCGTCCAGGTCTAATACTTAAAACAAGCCATGCCACTTTTAGTATAATAGATCGTGAAGAGTTAATGAAAAAAATTCAAGCCATTGTAGCTCCATATGGAAAAAATGCTCCTAACATTTATATTGTACATGGCGATTTAACAGATGAAGAAATGAATAGTCTTTATAATCATCCTAAAGTAAAAGCTATGATATCATTTACGCATGGTGAAGGCTTTGGACGACCACTACTTGAGTTTTCAGTAACAGGTAAGCCTGTGATAGCATCTAACTGGTCTGGACATATAGACTTTTTAAAGCATTCAACATTGTTACCTGGACAATTAACTACAATACATCCTTCTGCAGCAGATCAATTCTTACTAAAAGATTCGCAATGGTTTACTGTAGACTACGGATATGCTGCTAGCGTGTTACGTGATTGTGTAAATGATTATAAGCCATATTTAGAAAAGTCTAGAAAGCAAGCATATTTATCACGTGAAGTATTCAATTTAGATATGATGGCTGATGAATTTGTAGGTATCATCGACAATGCGTTAAATTCAGTACCAAAACAAGTACAATTGAATTTACCAAAATTAAATAAAGTAGGAACAACAAATACAGAAGTTCCGAAAATAACATTACCAAAATTAAATAAAGTTACAGTATGACAACAGAATTAAAAGCGGATTATGATGAAATTTCTCCTATCACCGGCAATAAATGTGTTATTATCGAAGTAGATGAATCATCAAAAACAATAAGTTATGTATGTATGGAATCGGGATATGTATCCAATTCAATGTTTGAATTTGAATCTCCGGCACAATTGCAGTATCATGATACAGTATCACAACTAATGCGTGACCTATCTAAAGTGGATGAAGAACGTAACCTAGTATGGTATCCAGCTTTCATGCAAACTCCTGCAGGAATGCTTTATGTAGCAGGCGATACATTAACAGACGCTCATTGGGAAGTGGCGCCTGTAATACCAATTTCAGATGAAGATCGTGAAAAATATCCAGTACCAGGCAAGGAAGGACGTTTCTATCAGTCGCGCGCAGCAACAGAATTAGCTGATAAGTTTGATAGTCAAGATTTTGAATTAGCTATGGGTAAATTATTTGATTTAACAAATGCATTGTATGACGATAAGCTACGCAATAACAGTTTGTAATGAATTAGAGGAGATTAAGCGTTTGCTTGATCTCCTTCTTTCTTCTAAACGTCCTATAGATGAAATTGTAGTATTAATGGATGCTACAAAAGCCAATGATGAATTAGTTTCGACATTACGGCATTACGAAATGCATAACATGGATCATCTGACAGTATGGGCAGCAAATTTTGAAGGACATTTTGCTGAATGGAAAAATAAACTAACATCATATTGTACAGGCGATTATATCTTTCAAATAGATGCTGATGAATATCCGCACCTGCACATCATGCAAGACTTGCCCGCAATACTAGAAAGTAATCCAGATGTCGATGTATACTTAGTACCGCGTGTGAATACTGTTGAAGGTCTGACGCAAGAACATATACAAAAATGGGGGTGGAGAGTTGATAGTAACGGATGGGTGAACTGGCCAGATTGGCAACACAGAATTTACAAAAACGATGGTAAGATTCAGTGGCAAAATAAAGTTCATGAAGTACTTGTCAATCATAAACAATTCACATATATTCCGATGACAGAAGAATATGCATTGTTTCATCCTAAATCAATTGATAGACAAGAACGTCAAAATAACTATTACGATACATTATGATTAAAATAAAACTTATCGAACATGATAAACATCGTAATGAAATAGCATTTCGGCCATATGTATTTGCACAATCATTGTTCGAAGATGTAGGAGTTAGATTTGTAGTTAACGACGATTCATATGATTATGCATTTATAGCACAAGCTAGTTTTATTAATAAACAAGTTAGTTTACAGCAATCAATTGATGACGGTATTAAGTTTGTCAGTCAATTCGGTAAGGATGTATTTTTACTCGACGGACAAGATTCTCATTCATTAATAGGTACTGCTGAAGTATTACATGATACAGATGTATTAGTCATGTTTAAGAATACATTACTAAATGATATTTCGTTGTATAAGCGTGGTTGGATTAATGGACGCATGTATTGGGGCGAGGGAGATTATTCTGTACCGTATATTGATGATATTATTGATAGAATCAAATTAAGTGGGACTAATTGGTTATCAACAATTCAGCCTACATGGTATCAATATTCATCGGATAAAAAATATGATATATCCTGTATGTTTAGCTGGGGCGATGTAGATAACTATGAATATGAAAAATTAACATCGGCATACTATGATGATCATCGTCGTAATCTTTTAAATAAACTATCAAATACAACGTACAATGTAGTTAAACGAGAAAAAGGTATTCGTATACCACAATCACAATTTTACGAAAACATGTACAATTCTAAAATAGTAATGGCTCCAATTGGCTACGGCGAAATGGCTGTACGTGATATAGAAGCTGCTAGTTTTGGCAGTGTATTAATTAAGCCCGATATGTCACATATACAATCATATCCATACATATACAAGGATAACGAAACATATATTGCATGTAAATATGATTGGTCAGATGTAGAAGAAAAAATTGATTACGTATTATCTAATTATAAACAGCTACAACCGCATCTAACTGAAAACATGCGTAGGGAATATTCTAAACAATACGCGCAGGAAAGTTTAGTTGAATATTTTTATAATCAATTACTAACAATTAAAGGCATCGGAACATGAGAATAACTAACATTGATACATTAAGTGCGTATTTAGATAGATTAATTACGGAGAATATCAAGTTATACTTCTTTCGTAAAGATGGATTAGTTGATAAAATGAATCATCAAACAATTGTTATTGATGAAATAAAGAAAAAAATATCTGAACTAATATTTGAATCTTTGAAAGAAAATTCATATAATTATGTAGAAGAATATAGAACATTTAATGAATCTTCTATATTAGAAGAGCTTGAAGATTTGATTCAAAACGATATTAACATTGGAGAAGCAGATCGAGCTCGTTTAGAAGAAACAAAAAAAGAACATCCGAGTCTAGAACGTATGATAGTTAATGAAAAAAGATTACGTAAAGCTAACGAAGGAAGAGCTAGAAATAAAAATACTATTGATAAACAATTTAAGGATATAGTAAATGGAAGAAAATAAACATGAGTTACTAACTCAACAGTATAGTACGTGGGGTGATAAACTTTTACAACATACAGATGTATTACATGCCATGCAGCATGAACGCGTTATCAAACCTATTACAGTACAATTAGCTCCGATAGAAGCATGTGATTCTGATTGTCCTTTTTGTTCAGTCGCTGCACGACCTATAAAAACATATTTACCGTTTGCAAAAATTCAACAAATATTAAAAGATTTTAGAGACTTAGGAGCTAAAAGTGTAGAATTGACTGGCGGTGGTAATCCGTTATTATATCGTGATAGAGAAACTAAACAAAATATTAATGATGTTATTAGATATGCAGATTCGTTAGGATATGATATTGGAATTATAACTAATAGTCATTCATTTAAGAAATGGTTAGATCCGTCTGTATATGATATGATCGATTGGATACGTATTAGTCTAATCCAATTGGATGAAGGTAAACGACCTGAAGATTATGATTTTAATGGATATCCATATGAAAAATTAGCATTTAGTTACATCATATATGACGGACAGACTGATGATACGGGTAACTACGTAGCCGATGAGTTGTCTAGAACTAATCGTGTTTATCAAGGCACATCTGTACAGACTATAGAAAACATTGCTAAATTAGTAAATTTACATCCAGAAATTAAATTTGTACGATTAGCAGGAAATTGCTTAATTAAAGGAAATAATGCTGCCGTAAAAGATCGATGGAAGGAAATTGTAGATAAAGTAGATGAGTTGAATAAATTCTTTATTAAAGATATTGGATATGACGATTCGCCTTACAATGACGGTTGTTATGTCGGGATGATTCGTCCATATGTAGCTCCTGCACCACATGGCGGTACGTATAATGTATATGCATGTACAAGTCATGTTTTAGAAAAACGAGTGTATGATGAAGAATGGGCAATCTGTAGTGTAGATAATATCAAAGAGTCTTGGGATAAAATGAATAAACAATTTCAAGAAAAAGGATATCCATACGAAGTAAAAAATAACAAAGGTAAGAATTGGTGTAGTTCATGTAAATTCTGTTACTATAAGTTTAATAATAAACTTTTATATACAGTTGCAAATGAAATGCCAGATAAAAATTTCGCATAAGTATGAATCATTATAACGAAGACTATTATAAGTCAGTCAATTACGTTACGTATTTAAATAGAAAACCAAAATACGTTAAGCATGCTCATGAAATAGACATGCTATTAAAGTCATTTAATCTAATAACGGCTGATAGTAAAATTTTGGACTATGGATGTGCTGTAGGGTTTTTAATTGAAGGATTGTTAGAAAATGGATATCGTAATGTACAAGGATATGATATATCATCCTGGGCTGTGCAACAATGCAAGTCGAAAAATATCGATATGTTAGAAAATATTGATAATATAGATTACGATTTAATATGTTGTTTAGATGTTCTAGAACATATGACAGATAAAGAAATTACAGATACGTTTTCTAGACTAAACGGTAATATGATGTTAGTACGTATTCCATGTAGTACTAATGGAGTTGATTTTCATTTAGAAGTGTCAAAGGTCGATCCAACACATTGCAATTGTAAAACTAAAGTACAATGGATCGAATTATTACGTACCTTAGGATATAATTTCTTTATGTCTATCAATACAAATACTATTTATGATAGTGAGGGTGTGATGTGTTATCTATGTTTCAAAGAGAATAAGATATGAAAGATAAATTAACAATACTAACAACGACACATTTTAGGGCATCAGCGCATCGATTAGATAAAAACTATAAATTTGATCATAGTCGTAGTACTACATCTACGTTATTAATCGAAAGTACGATTGAGAAATTATATGAATATTTAGGACATCGTGATATTCAGCATTATATATCTTTAGATCACGATCCTTCAGATGAAGGCAGTTGTATATATTTAGATAACTTACGTAAACTATTAGTTGATTATCCAAATATTAATTTAATAATAACTACTAAAGGTATTAGACAATCTATAATCAATTTGATTAATTCCGTAAGTACAGATTATTTTTTATGGTTCGAACATGATTGGCATTTTGAACGCGATGTAAATTTCTCTAAATTAATTCAGCTAATGGAGTCTAATAATGATATAAACTATGTTAGATTCAATAAAAGAAATAACATTGTGTTTAATTGTGATTCTGAATTGAAAGAAATCACATTTGCTATTGATAACACTAATATTACATTATGTGGTACTAATGGTTGGTCGAATAATCCATATTTAGGACGTACGAGTAATTGGCAAACTGTATGGATGTCTTATTTAAATGATCCGTCGATAAAAGAACATATAACAATTGAACGAGAATTACAAGACGAATATCAACGTCAGATAAAAGAAACGTCATTCGAAGATGCGTTAAAAAAATGGGGTGTTTATATTTACGATAGATTAGGAGCACCTAGATCAGTACATCATGTTAACGGGAAAGTATTATGAGTAAAACAATATTAATTACGGGGGTAGCTGGTCTATTAGGAAGTAGATTAGCAGATTGGATAATTGAACATAAGCCAGAATATCAAATTATTGGGATAGATGATTTATCCGGCGGGTATATAGAAAATATACATCCAAATGTTATTTTTTATAAAACAGATGTTAAAAATATAGAACTAAAAGAAATATTTAATTCACATAAGCCAGAGTACGTATTTCATTTAGCTGCATATGCAGCCGAAGGACTCTCTCCGTTTATACGTACGTTTAACTATCAAAATAATCTAGTAGCTACAGCAAATATAGTCAATGAATGTATTCGACATAATGTTAAACGTTTAGTGTTTACATCTACGATGGCAGTATATGGTTTTGGTGAGGGCGGAATATTTCATGAAGACATGAAACGCGATCCGATTGATCCATACGGCGTAGCGAAGGCAGCATGTGAACGTGATATTGAAATTGCTAATGAACAGCATGGATTAGATTATTGTATCATACGTCCGCATAATGTATATGGAGCGAAGCAGAACATATGGGATAAGTATCGTAATGTATTAGGTATATGGATGTATTATCATTTAAATGGACAAGATATTACTATATACGGAGACGGTACACAGCAACGTGCTTTTTCATATATAGATGATTCATTAGAGCCATTATTTAATGCGGCTATCGAACCAAAAGCTTCTAAACAAATTATTAATTTGGGCGGTATACATGAACATAGTATAAATGAAGCAGCTGATACACTAATTGAAGTTATCGGTGGTGGCAATAAAATATATTTAGAGGGTCGCCATGAAGTACATACAGCAATACCTAGTTATCAAAAATCGATTGACATTCTAGGATTTCAGCATAAAACAGACCTTAAAGAAGGATTAACTAAGATGTGGTCATGGGCACAAGAACAGCCTATGAGAGATCGTTTTGTATGGTCTGATTATGAATTAGATAATGGTATATACTCATTCTGGAAACAATGAAAAAGATAGTTATAATTCCATGTTTTGCTGAAGCACATTTTGCAAAACTACAAATCGATAATCTAATTGATACTATCGATCCAGACATCATTATATATAATGAAGGATTATTTCCGCAAGGACCTGAAAATAAGGGAGGCGTGGATGAAATGTTTCGTACAGAATTCTGTCATTTAGATACTAATCTGGCATGGGACACATTGGAGTTACAACATGTAATTAAACAAGCTCAAGATATGTATCCGGATAAACGAATAATATGGAATGCCATGAACTATTCGAATCTAGATGCTAATGAGTGTTACGTGCATGCTGTAAGTAACTTTAATGAGTTTGATATACAAATCGAACCAGGCGATTTAATATTCCCGTTAGAAGGCGACGTTTTCTTTCATAAGAACGATATGATTGTATTAAATCAATATATTGACAAATTGACAAATGATAGTGGATTGCAAGCACCGTATTTAGATTTTATCGAAAATCAATATTATATTGAGGCTGAAAGTTTAGATGAAAGTCGTATACATAAACGTAGAATCGTTATAAAGTTTGGTACATGGGAATATTACAAGAGTATAGTAAGTAATTTTACTAGTCAAAAATATCCACAATTACATATTTTTCCTAGATATATATTTCATTACGCTTGGTGGCGCCCGGGCAAATATAAAGAATTAAGATTTAGACAACTTATACGACCAGACTATTATTCAAATGCCGTACGGCAGGCTCTGCTACAAGCACAAGAAAATCGTTTAGATAAAATCGTAATACGCCCTGATCGTCATGAAAATGATTTATTACGGTATATCGTACGTATAGAAATAGATCATCCAAAAGAAATAAAACAACATAATAATTTTATATGATAAATCAACACTATTCAAAGTTCTGTGAACGTAAATCTGATATTAATGAACATATGCCAACATTACATCATTATGCTTCGCAATGTAAACACATAACGGAAATGGGAGTACGTAATGTAGTATCGACATGGGCATTTCTAAAAAGTATGCCTAATAAATTAATTTGTTATGATATCATGAGATCTAACAATATAGATACTGCTATAGCAGCTGCTAATGAAGTCGGAATACAATTACAATTCCATCAAAAAGATGTACTTTCAGTTGAAATAGAAGAAACAGATCTATTATTTATCGACACTTTACATCAACATGATCAACTAACTCAAGAATTGAAATTGCATGCAGATAAAGTACGTAAGTATATTATTTTACACGATACATCTAAATTTGCATATACAGATGAAGTAACAGGTAAAGAAGGCGGACTTTGGCCGGCTGTTGAAACATTTTTATCTGAGCATCCAGAATGGCAATTAAAAGAAAGATATACAAATAACAACGGCTTAAGTATTTTACAACGAAATGATTGAATTAGCACAACAAATAATCGATGATAGACTTACTAAAGTTACATTGGAACGATTTAAAACTATAATACGACATACGGAGTATATTCAAGCAATAGACGGTGATATTATCGAATGTGGCGTTTGGAAAGGGGGAATGGGAATATTTTTACGAAAAATTTTTCCTAATAAGAAATTATGGTTAGCAGATAGTTTTTCAGGATTTCAAGATCCGACTAAAGCTAAATATAGTTTTTCTAAAGAAACTCATAAATTAGGCGGTATGACTGTTCCATATGCCGATGTTATACAAACGTTTGAAACTAACGGCGTCGATATAAATGATATCAATTTTCTAGTTGGATATGTAGATGATACTTTATCAAATGCAGATATTCAGTCATTAAGTTTGTTACGTATTGATGTAGATGCATATTCAGCTACTAAAGAAGTATTAGATCATTTATATGACAAAGTTGTTACTGGCGGTTATATTATTTTTGACGATACATGTTTAGTAGAAACGCGGCATGCAATACATGACTTTTTTACTGCACGTGAAATTGAAATTAAACTAAGGCATCCAGAGTCAGATGAAATTATTCAATTTGATCTTCAAAGTATGCCATGCGGTTGTTATATAATAAAGGAATAAATGAAAACATTAGCAGTGATTTATAATCATAACATGCCAGAGATTACTGATTCGCTCTGGGAAAGTTTAAAGCCATACGAAAACGATGATTATGATTTAATTTTAATTGATAACGGATCGCGTGATGATCGTAAAAGTAAATATACTACACACGAAACTGGACAAAATACATATTTCGGCGGAGCTTTAAATATTGCATTACAGTTTTTTATAGAGTCTGGAAATTATGATAGTTTATTATCACTTAACAATGATTTAATTTTACAAGGTCCTAATTTTATAAAAACATTACGCCATGAAATGTTTACTAACGATTATAAGATTGTATCGCCTTGCGTTTTACAAGTAAATAATCAATGTAAATGGAAATATATGCATTGTTGGAATACTGACGGGGTTCGTGATGTTAAATGGGTAGATTTTCAAGCTCCGTTACTACATAAAGACTTTATAGAACATATTGAACAATTTCCAAATGAATTAATATACGGTTGGGGACAAGATGTTTTATCAGGTATTGTTTGCGAACAACAAGGTTGGAAAGTAGGGGTTGTTGATAAATGCCCATTAATTCATCATTCTGCACAAACATATAAGTCAGGTGCTAGTGACATCGACCTAACTACATATTGTCGAAATGCCGAAACAAATATGTTCAGTTATTTTGAAAAACAAAATTTATTACATATATTCAACGAATATAGAACATTATCTGCGGAATATTCATATGCCAAATAACATAGTTTTTATTACAAATTTAGAAACAAACTACGATACTATTAATTATGCAACATATTGTTTAAATACATGGAAGTATTGGTGCGAAAAACATGATGTACAATTAATAGTATTAGATACTCCTATTACTGATCCTAGTTATATGAAAGCTACATGGCAACGATGGCATGTGTTAGATATACTAGATCAAAACGAAATTGAGTATGATCAAGTTGCTTTAGTAGATGTAGATACTATGATTAAATGGGATGCACCAAATTTCTTTGATCTCACGGAAAATAAATTTGCAGCTTGTAGTGATAATGATAATATAGGCTGGGTTGTTGATAGTATTAACGGATATCAAAAATTATTTACAGATGTATCGTTAGATTGGACTGAATATTTCAACTGCGGATTTATTGTGTTGAATAAGACACATAAGTCGTTATGTGATACTATAACAAAGTTTTGGTCTGAAAATAGTGATACATTAATACATATGCAGACTACGTTACGTAAAGGTACTGACCAGACACCTGTTAATTTTATTGCTAAACGTGATACGGATATAATTTTTCTAAATAAAAAATGGAACTTAACTCATTTAAATAGAAAAGAATTAATAAATGATTTAAAGTTTATTAATAACGGATATGTATGGCATTTTAATGGATTTGAAAAGAATCTTAGGAATGAAATAATGCAAGTTACGTGGGAAAATATTAAACATAATTATGAAAACTAAATTTGCAATAGGATGCCTCGTACAATGGTATGAGGTCGATCTGATTAAAGATTATGTCGAGTCATTAGCAGATGCTATTAAACAATATGATGGAGAAATCATTGTTGATTGTACAGTTGTAATGAATCAAGATCTTGAAAAAACTAGTTTACAGGATCAAGAATTTTGGTCTTTGGAAGAACGTATATATTCTATATTTAAAGAGTATTTAGGAATAAACAACTATCAAATACGTAGTGTCGGGGATATTCATACAATTGCTGATTATCGTAGAAAATTTAATCAAGTATACTGTAATACGTCAGATGTTTTAATATGGGGCGAGTCTGATATGCTTGTACCTAAACAAGCATTTGTCATTCTAGATTCATTACATCAACAGGTAAATAATCAAACTCCCAAGTATTTAGCTACATTCGGAATTTGTAAAATGTGGGACAGTACATGGACTCCATTAGAACATACAGAATTTACGGATAAACCTTTTATCGAAGGAGATTCTGAACACTGGTGGAGTATACCATATACTATGACTAAAGATGAGATGAACTCGTTTAATGATTCGATTAGTGATTTAGACGTGCGTATTATATCACCTCATAAATTTAACGGATGTGGATTAGTAATATCCGCAGAAGTTATACGGGCAGGCGTTAACATACCTAATTCAGTATTCTTTATTCATGAAGATTCTTCATTTATGTTAATGACTAATAAAATATTAGGTAATATACCTCAATATCACTTTAAGAATATATTGCTAGTTCATAATCGTAAGCATCCTAAAAAACGTATGTATGTGCAAGGTGAACAGTCGTACTTAAATTCTGATATAGATGCTAAACGCAAATCGCATGATTGGTATTCAAAGGCTAATAAAATGTGTTCAGAGAATTGTTATAATTTATTTAATCCAGGATATAAGTCATATACCTGGCAAGATGTTTGGAAATAAAAATGAAAGTTTATTATAGAATATCTGATGGCGGTTACAATAAAGTAAAGCCATCGTATATTAATAACGAAAATTGTTTACGTAACTTTACTAAGCATTTCGGTAGTAATGATATAACAATTATAGCTGATAATGTCAGCGATGCTACGCTTAATATGATTCGTACATATATAGCAAATGAAAATATCATTCAATGTAAAATAGGCAACGGCGCCGGTACGTTTACGTTAGCGTTTGAAGAAGCTTTAAAATTATCAGATGATACGTTGGTATACTTTGTAGAAAATGATTATATACATCGTACTGGAGCAGATAAGGCATTAAAAGAAGCTTTTATGTTAAATGTAGATTATGTTACCTTATATGATCATCCAGATAAGTATATGCCAAGAAATCTAGGAGGTAATAAGTTATGTAAGGATAATAGTGAAGAGACGCGTGTGTTTCTTACAAACTCATGTCATTGGAAAATCACAAATTCAACTACAATGACCTTTGCGGCATTGGCAGGTACACTGAAAGATGATGAAGATATCATACGTAAATTTACAAACGGTTATCACCCAGAAACCGGACAAAAGCAAGGACATCCATATGATTTCTCTATGTTTTTAGAATTAGGAGCTAAAGGCAGACGTTTGATAAGTCCTCTACCGGGATATTCAACACATGGGGAATCATATTGGCTTACTAAATTAATTGATTGGGAAAAAGAAATATGATTACTACTTGCATATCTACAAATAATAATTTAGAATATCTTAAGTTAGCGATTCAATCTGTACGGCAGAATGCATTTTATAAAGAACAACCTATTGTTGTTTACGCAGAAAATTGTACGGACGGAACTAATGAATGGTTAGAGCAGAATGCGGATAAGCTAAAGTTAACGTATCGAATCGAATCAAATGAATATGAAAAGGGAATCGGCGGTGGAATGAATATATGCGTAGATATGGCACAAACAAAATTTGTCAATATTATTCATTCTGATATGTGGATTGCACCTAATCAAGATTTAGAATTACTTAAGTTATACGAAGGACTAGATCCTAACACTAGACTTATAGCATCATCCTTTAGAATACAACCAAAGATATTTCCTAACGATCCAGAATATCGTCCCGGTACGATATTTGTGCCCAAAGAAGAATTCGGAGCATATCATAATGATTTTGATAGCAAATATTTTGATCAATGGGCGTTAGAATTTTCTAATACTAATGATATATCTGTTCGTAAAGGCGGAGGTGCAGGATTCTTTTGTCGTAAAGATGACTATGTGTACATCGGCGGCAATGATCCATTATTTGCTCCTGCTAGTTGGGAGGATATGGATTTATTCATACGTATGCAATTAGAAGGCTATCAATTTCAAATGACTAGCAAGTCAGTAGTATATCATTTCAGTGCGCGCGGCAGTCATTTTCGTGATGAGGCGAAAGATAAACTAACTTCGAAGTCGAGTCGACAACAAGTATCAGAACAAAATAATATGCAGAAGTTTATTAATAAATGGGGTCGATTGCCAGATCATGATTCTGAGACATTTGTTAAACCAATTTATAATAACAAAGTGATCACAAAATTAGATTTTACGAATAATCTTTAATATATTCATCATATGAAAAATCAGAAAATTTTTATTACTGGAGGAGCTGGATTCCTTGGACGTAGTTTGATAGATCGTTACTATAACGATAATGAAATTACTATTTATAGTCGTGACGAAGCTAAACATTATTATCTTAAAAAAGAATTTCCTAATATCAATTGTGTGATAGGAGATGTGCGTAATTTTGATTTAATGAAGCGAGCATCGAAAGGGCATGACATTGGTATTTTTGCTGCGTCATTAAAACAGATCGAGGCAGTCGATCAGAACATAGAAGAAGGCGTACAAACTATTATTAATGGAGCTGTTAATTCGAGACGTGTCGCAGAAGAAAATGATTTTTCAGCCGCATGCTTTGTATCAACGGATAAATCTAGAGCCGCTACTACATTGTACGGTGCAATGAAATTTGTAGCCGGCGAATCTTTTATTGTAAATGCAGAGAAATCAAATGTACTATTATCTTCAGCGATATATGGTAATGTATTGAATTCTACCGGAAGTGTGATTCCATTAATATGGGATGCTATACGTAAAAAGTATAAATTGAAAGTATATTCAACCGAAATGACTAGATTTATGATAACTGCGGAACAGGCTGTTGATTTGATAGAACATGCATTGACATTGACAGGATATAACGTAATACCAGATGTAAAAGCATTTAGAATCATAGATTTGTTTGAAATCTATCGTGAATTATTCGGACTAGAATACGAAATAGGAGTGCCACGTATTTCAGAAAAAATTCATGAATCAATGTTTTCTATAGAAGAGGCTCCTAGGGTAAAAACAAATAACGGATATTATATCATGCACTATAAAGATGTATATAACGAAAGTTTACCATTCACAGATTTTTCTAGTGATAAAGTAGTTGTTGAAAAGAATGAATTAAATAATATTTTAAGTAGTTATGAATATTTTAATCCTAGGTCATAATGGCATGTTAGGCCATATGCTTGTAAAGTATTTTAAAGATAAAGGCCATGATATATCTACAATAGATAGTAGATTCCCTTCAAAGGAATTTATGTCAGCCGTAGAAAATTTTTCTGGAGATTTTATTATTAATGCTATAGGCGCAATACCGCAAAAAACATCTGACTTTAATGTTAACTCGATGTTACCGACTTGGCTAGATATGAATTCAAATGCTAGAATTATACATCCTGGTACTGACTGTGAAATGGATAACGATGATTATGGATTGTCTAAAAAAGTATCTCGCGATTATATTGTATTACATGGTAAACGTACGAAGATTATAAAAAGTTCGATAATCGGACCGGAGCTGCGTGATAAGAAAAGTTTACTCGAATGGTTTTTAAATACTAACGATGATTCGTGTAATGGATATACACAAGCTATGTGGAATGGTATTACTACATATGAATGGGCTAAACAATGTGAATGTTTGATGTCAGATTGGGATAGATATAATGTAGAGACGATAGTATCTGGAAACTGCATATCTAAACATTCATTGTTACAATTCATATCGCAAATATTTAATAAACGTATCGATATTATACCAGTTGATAAAGGTATTGATAAATGTTTAATACCGCATATCAAAACAATTGATATAGATGAACAGTTAAAACAGTTAAAGGAATATTACTATGACAATTGATGTGTACCCAGAATTTGGATATGAATTAGTTTGTTCAATTCCATATGCTAATTGGCTGAAACAACATGGCATGTTAGAAAAAGTGATCACATGTACAGATATGAAGCCTTTTTATTTCTTTACAGATGATGTTGAAGAGCGATATTCTAAACGTAGTGTAGATAACAGAACTAATGGAGTGCAGAATTTGCCGAATACATGGATACATCATAATGCTATAGCATTGACAGGTAAAGATTATTCGGAACTAACTGAAGCTGAACAATATGAAATGAATGGATGTTTAGATTATTCAAAATGGATAGCTCCGGATTATAAAACTAAGTATTTTGATGCATCGTTAGAATTACCAGATAATTTTATTGTGATATCAAATCGTTATAATCTAGAACATGGGGTATCACCGGTAGGATATTTTGATATAGAATCCTTATATAATATCATTACATACTTAACCGAAAAGGGTTATTCTGTTATATATAAACGACCTAAAAATACTGAGTTTGCTACTGACCCGAATGAGTTAGTTAATCCGAACATATCAGCAAATGTTGAGGGTGTAGGTATCATTACGGATTATCAATTGATTGAAATGTTAGACAATGCATATCTATTTGATGATATTGTAACAAGTATACCAGGTACATATAATGAGTCTCAATTAAAGATATATTCTAGAGCATCCGGATTCATATCAATGGGAGGAGGTTCTAGTATTTTATGTAGTTACTTCGGTATGCCGGTTGTAATCTATGTTAATACATCAGGTGATATACGTCCTGGATACTTCGAAGGAGATTCATATTTCAAGAAACTATCAAATGCTCCAATATATCCGATAATCGATAAAAAAGATGACATACTGGCACGTGGATATCGTGATTATAGTAAATTATATGAAACAATACATAATGTATTTAAATAAAAAAATATGAACATATCAATAATACAACCAACAAGAAATAACTTGAAATACCTTAAATGGGCATATCAAGCAATTAGAGACAATCAAGGCGAACATATCGTAGAGATATGCGTAGCCGATGATGCTAGTACTGACGGCACATGGGAATGGTGTCAACAAGTTTTAGAAGGCGGTGATACTAACTTTAAATGTATTCGCAACGAAGGCCCGGAACGTTTGGGGCATACTATTTTATATGATAGATTGGTCAATGAAGTGGCTAGTTATGACGTATGTATGATATATCATGCAGATATGTATCTATGCCCGGGCGCAATAGATGAGATTGAAAAACATATAGGTTCTAAAAAAATTGTATCATTAACAAGAATCGAGCCGCCATTACATCCAGACGGGCCTGAGAAAGTATTAGCAGATTGGGGAGTTGAGCCTGAAGATTTTAATGAAGGAGAATTTTTGGAATGGTTCTCGTCGGTTGATAGTTTCAAAGGAAATACTATAACAGAAGGCATATTTGCTCCATGGGCATTTATGAAAGCTGACTTCCAAGAAATAGGCGGACATGATCCGTTATATGCACCGCAGAGTAAAGAAGATAGTGATATCTTTAATAGATTTCAATTAAATGGAGTTAAGTTCATCCAAACATGGAAAGGATGTGTATATCATATGACATGCCGCGGAAGTAGATTTAATCCTACGTTAACTACACCAGGTAAAAATAGTACAGAATGGGAAGCTCAAAATGTACGTAGTAGTCGAAACTTTATTCGTAAATGGGGACATTTTGTACAACATGACGCTTTAATGAAACCTATAATACCGCCTAAATATAATGTAGCATTTGTAATGAATAACGGCAACCTTAGTCTGTTACAGGCCCTAGAACCATGGTGTGATAGAATATATACAGAAGAAGTATTCAGTATAGGTAGACTACAAGACTATATTGAAATGGAGCAGAGTAATACTAAGTTTGATCTACGTACTCGCGTACTTATCAAAAAAGAAAACGATCCATATGCGGAAAATGATATAATAGTTGAGTTTGATGCTAACAAATTTACTCAAGGATCTTTCGATATCATACAAAATTTATCGCATGTAATAGCACAAACAATTAAAGATGTAGATATAGACGAAGTATGTGGAGAGTATCATATCGATTGTTTTAAAATTACTATTTTACATGTAAAAACATATGAACATGAATTAATTAAGTTATGAACATACTAGTAACAGGCGGAGCTGGATTTGTAGGTACGAATCTAATTAAAAGATTATTGTCTGAAGGGCATACGGTAGTGTCTTTTGATAATTATCATACTGGACTTAAATCAAATCATCAAAAAGGGTGTCAGTATATTGAGTTTGATATACGTAATGTAAGTAACTATTCCGGATACGGAAGATTCGATGTAGTATATCATTTAGCGGCAACCGCAAGGATACAGCCATCATTCTCAGATCCGGAACTATATTTTACCACAAATGCAAACGCTACAATGAAGTTAGCAAAATGGTGTGCGGAAAATGAAATACCATTAGTGTATGCCGGTAGCAGTTCACACCATTCAGGTAAATTTAAAAATCCATATACTTTTAGCAAAGATGTAGGTGAAGAAATTATCAAACTATTTCAAATACATTATAATTTAAAAGCTAGTATAGCTAGATTTTATAATGTTTATGGCCCATATCATTTAAAGGAAGGTGGGTACTGTACTTTATTAGGCGCATGGGAGAAACGAATAGAGGAAGGAAAGTCGTTAATAATATACGGCGACGGCTCTAAACGTAGAGACTTTACACATGTACATGATATTGTAGATGCATTAATTAAAGTATATGAACGAGATGCTTGGGGATATGAATTTGAATTAGGCCGTGGTAAGAATTATTCAGTACGTGATATTGCTAATATGTACGGAGTAACAAATATAGAATATATGGAAGATAAACCCGGCGAGGCTCAAGAAACGTTATGTACAGATACAACGGCTAACGATATTCTAGGATGGCATCCGACAGAAAATGTAGAGGATTATATAAAATCATTAAATATTTATAATAAATGAGATATTTTATTCTATTTCCAGATGATACAATGAACGATGTTATTAAAGATGATAGGCAATTAGGCGAAGATAATGGATTTGGAGTCTTTTGGGCCGCTAGCGGTTTTAAAGTACTTAAAAAAATTATAGACACTGAACATGATATTATTAATCATATCGATATTGTTACGGATCGCGGTAAGCATCTAACCGCAGAAGAGTTTTTAGATGCAATTTCAAAACTTAAAGTCAGAATTCCAAATTAATCATGGCAAAGATCCATCCTAATCAGATTGATAGTTACGAAGATGATGAACCTATCAAAAAGCAAAAGATGAAAAAACGTATACGTACGGAACACGATGAACTACCTAAACAAAAGCCTCGTAGTAATAAACATAAGTAATATTTATATTCGATGGTAAAATTAGGCAACATACTCAATGAGATAGTGATATCAGAAAATTTAAGATATCATATCAATAACAAGATATCAATACATGACAATGTATTCCGATACGGATCTTCTGCATACTGCATGTTAATGTTAGAAGCTAAACGATTATTACGTGAAGGTAAACTAGAAGCCGATGTATATGATCAGGAAGTACTAGGCACCGATATAGGAGAATTTGCTCTATACGAAGGAGTAATGGTTCCTTTAGATTTACCTATGATTGAAAACATGAATGAAGCTGAATATCAAGGTAAAGACGTTGATCTTAATAAACCTAAACGTGGTGGTAGTCGTAAGTATTACGTTTATGTGAAGAATCCTAAGACAGGCAACGTTAAAAAGATATCGTTTGGAGATACTACCGGATTGAGCGCTAAAATACGTAATCCAGAAGCAAGAAAAGCTTTTGCTGCACGTCATCAATGTGATAAAAAGAAAGATCGTACTAAGGCAGGCTACTGGGCATGCAATTTACCTAGATATGCAAAAGGCTTAGGTATGGGGTCTAACATGAGCACTTACTGGTAATAAAATAAATAAAAATATATACATATGTATCCGTCAATGTTATGGTCTGAATTTGTTAGACTAAATCATATTAGAAATTTACCGTTACTGGAGCAAAAACGTGCTTATGATCATTATCAACAGCAGTTACTTCAGGAATATTTATTACGCGATTATCAATTACAGCAATTAGCGGCTGGCAGTAGTGGAGCTTCAACTCCTTCTGTTAGAGCTTTTTCTAGTGCATTCTCAAACGCCTTTAACTAATAAAATTAAACCATGTCACAACAAAACAAAAGTACATTACAATCTGCCATTAATACGCAAATAGCAGATAACACAACCGGCGCTATTACAGCAGCTATTGTGAGAAACAATCTCATTAACATAACCGATAGCTTAGTCTTTAATACTGGTTCCCAAGCCATTACCGGATCTCTAACTGTTACTGGCGGAATAACAGGCTCATTACAAGGTACTGCTGCGACAGCATCATATGTCACACCTGGACTGTATATTCCATCTATTTTAACATTCGGAGGGGTGTTATCACAGACAGTCGGTGAAGATGGCTGGGTCGGTGCTGGGAGAACAACACTCTTCAGTCATAATATCATCAATGTAGATAGAAACTATTGGTTAGATTTATCAATAATAACATCTGGATATGCGCCTGGAGCTATTATTGCATCTGCGTTATATGCCTCTTCCAATGGAACAACCCTTGATACTTTATTAGCTACATATAATTTTACTAGCTCTGCCAATACCAAGTATCATATAGAAAGAACATTCTTTACATCTAATTTCAATGACACTGAAACTGGAACAACAACTTATTATATAAGAGGATTGGCTGGAAATACAAATGCTAACTCCGATAGATTAATATCAAGTTATACAGGCGAATCACAAATCGGGTATTACGGAGTATCAGCGCCAGTAATACAATATCCTTATATGATATTCCAAGTTTCATGTTCAGTTGCACTTTCATGTGCTTTAGGGCCATCGACAATAACATATCGTTAATAGTAGAAAATTACAATGAAACCTTATAAAGAAGTTACACTAGCAAATTTATCTTATCGTTTGTTCGAATCAAGTATAGATGAAATGGATCTTATATGGCATCGGGATGCTGAGGATCGTACAATTGAAGCACTACATACAACGGATTGGCAATTTCAATTTGACAATGAACTACCAATTGGTTTTGATAAACCTATTTTCATTCAAAAAGAGCGTATACACCGTGTTATAAAAGGCACGGGAGACTTAAAGCTTTTAATCATTAAATCATGAACTATATTATTGGGTTTATATATGGCTTAGTAGCCCAAATACTAACCTTTATTCAAATACAAGGATATGTTAAATATCAAACCTTCAAGGATCACACTTGGCTCGTAATACTAATGGGAGTGCCATTAGCTTGGTTGTACATGCAATCTACAAAGTATCTAGTATTAGCTAGCGCTGGAGAATTATGGCCGAGTCGACTGATAGGATTTGCAATTGGAATAATTGTGTTTACTACAATGTCAATGGCCTTGTTTAATGAGCCGTTAACGATGAAAACTTTCATATGTTTATTATTAGCGGTAGTTATTGTTTGTATACAAGTCTTTATGTAATCATAGATATTTATATTAAATTGGATAACATATGGCAGAAACACCAGAATATTTTGATAACATTACTATAAGTCAATTCGTTATGACAGGTATGCCTGTAAAGGTATATGTCGATGGCGGATATTTGACTATCACCGATACGGATGATGTAGAAGATAATGACGTTGGATTTGGTATGAATACCGACGGTGAAATGGAATCATTTGACTATAAACTAATAGACCATTTATTAGTTGGCAATCAACATGTTGATTTAGAGACATTCAAAAAAGCTTCAGAAGATGAAGTGCCTGGCGCAAAAAAAGAACCAGAAGAAAAGAAAGATAAAGAAGAGAAGGAAGGTGAGGGTAAAAAAAATCCATTCGAAGGAAAACAAAATATGAAACTTAAATCATTGGTAGAAAAGGCACTATCACAACAACAACAAAAGTTCTTTGGAACTGCTTTAAGTGTAAAGCGTGGTGATACTGCAAAAGACGATGTTAACAAAGCTATTGTTAAAGTGGCTGATGCTATGTCAGAAAAAGACCTAGAAAAATTTGCGGGTACTAAACATAAAGGTCTTCCTAAAAAAGTTGAAGAAGATTTGAATGTTTCTGATGTATCTGAACCATATACAATCCAAGTAGGTGATATGATCCAAAACATCAATCCGGGATGTATGCATTACGGCTCAATGGGTATTGTGCAAAAGATAATGGATTTACCTGGAGAAATTGGTAAGGTTGTTAAGTATTCGGTTACTAACAACGGCGATACATATTCGCCTGGAGATTCTTTAATAAAAACTATAGATCAATTAGCTCCGATAGATGATGAAGAATATACTGATGATATGGATGACTTTGATGTAGTTGATATGGATGATGAAGACGATTTTTATCTTGGTAAAACCGATCCAAATTGGAATGATGAAGATTGGGATGATGATGAAGACGAACTAGAAGAAGCTTCTAAAGAAGAACAAGATGCTGCAATAGATGCTGCAAAGGCTAAAATAGAACAAGGTAAAGCTATGATCGATTCGGCGAAGGACGATATGAAAGATGCTAAGGACATGAAAATAGAAGGATAAATAAATAAGTAAAATGGAAATTTTATGATAAAATTAAAAACTTTAATACCAGAACATGTTGTTAAAAAACAACATCTTTTAGAAAAATCGGATATTGTTTATAAAAATAGTACGGAAGCGGAAGATGAAAAAGCGTCATCAGCTCCAGACGAATTTTTAATTTGGATAAACTATTATCCTTTGCTTAACAAAGCTGCTAAATTTAATGCCAAGTTAACTAACGTACGGACGTATTTACCAAAAGACGATGTTCAGGATAAGGAAGATAGTGGATTTTTTAAAAAACTAGGTAAATCTTTTTTGAAAGCTATTAGCGGAGCAAATAAACCAGGCATAGACTTTGAATTCACAGCGCCGCGTTTCGAAGGGGTGGCTAGTATGGGAGTAGATTATAAAGATGGTAAATTTACACTTGGCAAAGTTCGTGGTTTCAGTGGGTCTTCTGATGAAGTTCCCGGATACCTAACAGATGAAGCTGTTGATAAATTTATTAAATACTTACTAACACGTTCAGAGTATGCAGATGCATTGAAACAAGCATTTCCGGATATAGAAACTACATTAAAACCAGACGCCTTTAAAAAATAAGTCATGATATCATTAAAATCATTATTACGTGAAGCAGAACAATTTGAACTAACTCCGGTAAAGTTAGCATTCAAGTACAGTGAGTATTCTCCATTCGATGAAGAAACTATGAAGACCCATTACACTAAACATTATATGGGATACATAGAAAAGGCTAACGAAGCTATAAAGAAAGAAGCTATTCCAGTAACCTATGGTGACGACGTTGAACGTGTTTTATTATCTAAAGTAGGATCATATAGTGATACATTCCGAAACAATATGGGTGGGTATTTCAACCATACAATATATTTTAACGGTCTTAACCCAGAACGTAAGGGTAAGATCGAAGATGGTCTTCTATTGACAATGATCAATAAGCAGTTTGGATCGTTTGATAAATTCAAAGAAGCCTTTATTGAAGCTGCATCAAAGCATTTTGGATCTGGCTGGTGTTGGTTAATGCATCATAATGGACAATTATATTTTGCAACTACTCCCAATCAAGACAACCCATATATGAACATAGTAAACATTCCAGGTGATATACTTATCGGATTGGATCTATGGGAACATTCTTATTACTTGAAGTATAAAAACGATCGTGCAAAGTATGTTAACGATTTCTTTAAAATAGTTTGTTTTGAATCTGCACAAACACGTTTACAAAAAGCAGTTGGTACTGTATCTTATTGATTTGTTTCTTTGAAATAATGTTATTATATTAACGGTATGAGTGATAATTATTTAGAACTAACCGTCGAAGAAGTATATAGTATAATAATTGGTGCAGGTGTCTGGCCAGAGTATTTTGATAAAGAAAAGAAAAAGTTTTTGCTATCAAAATTGTTAGATTATTACGCAGGACGAGATGAATTTGAAAAGTGTACGTTAATACAAAAGGCAATAGATGAATTGGAAAATACTAAGCCAGGTCGTAGATCAATGCGAAATAACCCTAACTGATACGCAGAATGTATATGAAGTGTATATAATCGACGATTATAGGAGTGTAGTAGAAGCTATAACAGCGTACGGTAATGAGGATAGGACAAAGGCAACAAGATATTTAATAGCAAAGTATGGTGACAAGGTCGTTAAAGTTGAGCACTTCGAAAAGTAAAGGACGTAAGAAACGTAGGCATTGTGTATTGATAGTACATAATGATAGTGTGAATTCGTTTGATCATGTGATTAAAACATTTACAACATCATTACCTATGTGTAATACGTTACGTGCAGTACAATTGGCTAATCTAGTACATGAGAATGGGTCGGCATCTGTATACCATGGAGGCCAAAATGAATCGTTCATGATCTACTCTATGTTATCAAAAGCAGGACTAACGGTTACGTTAGAAGTTAAAAAATAATTTGGATTTCTGAGAATTAGTAATTATATTTAATCATGATTAATTGGTTACGAACTAAATGGACAATGTTTATAAAGAATTATATTATAGATGAATGTCCAGAACACTTAAATGATTTATTCTAATGAAAACAAATGTTATAGTTAAACTACAAGTAGATGGGTTACATTGTTGGCCTGCTGCAAAAGATATTTTTCCAGAAGTAGCATTCCTATCAGATTTACATAGGCACATGTTCCATATAACACTTAAGAAAGCAGTATACCACGATGACCGTGATATTGAATTCATTATGTTTAAACGTGATGTAATAGAATATCTGCACGATAAGTATTATAGTATATCAGATCGTAGCCATGTATTCGGAGCAATGAGTTGTGAAATGATTGCGCGTGAATTGTTAGAACATTTTGAATGTACATATGTATCGGTGTTTGAAGACAATGAAAACGGCGCGGAAGTTGAAGTAGAACATTTATAACATAGACTATGCCATTCGCGAAAGGACAAGGAAGACAACCTTACAACTTAACAGAGACAGAGATCCGTTATGCAATGGAAAACTCTAAGTCATGTAAAGGAGCTGCGAGATTCCTTAAGGTATCATATGATGTATACAAGAAGTATGCTAAAATGTATATCGATCCGGCTACAGGCAAAACATTGTTTGACCTACATAAGAATCCGTTTGGTAAAGGTATTCCAAAACCAATGCCAGTTAAATTGACTGGACCGTATAGTATCAAAGCTATTCTGGAAGGTAAACATTATGGATACAATCGATACAAACTTAAAGAACGCTTGTTAAGGTCTGGCGAGTTTGAAGAAAAGTGTGATTGCTGTGGTTTTGAAGAAAGACGAATAACCGATTATACCGTTCCATTGCTATTGGATCATTTAAACGGCGATCGTAATGATCATGTACGGGAGAATTTACGTATGCTTTGCTTCAATTGTTATTATCTACAGGTAGGTAATCCATTTGGTGCTAAAGGGCGTCATCATATAAACTTTTGATAATCAATGAGTTACAACTTTTTTGAAAAAAAGTTACAAAAAGCTTTGCCTATTTGAAAAAATGTACTTATCTTTATGATTGTTAATAAGAAATATATGAAAAAAGATCCGGTAGATGTATTTACGACAGTGGCTGCAGTATTTGCAATAAGTGTTATTGCTTTATGGGCAGTTGCCAGTGTGTTTAGGTTTGTGGCTTGGTTATTTAGTTAACAATGCCCGGATGGTGGAATCGGTAGACACGCATATAGAATCGGCTCAATGTGTATATTTATTTTAAAGGAATATATGATCGATATTAAACTTTACATTGAATTGCCGGTATCTGACAGACAGCTTCATTTAGATATGTCTGATGCGTGTATTGAACGAGGAGGTAACTCTACTAACTTCAAAGGATTATTAGCAGAGTTTTTAAAAACAACAATACCATCTGGACATAAAATTTTACTATGTCATAAATGTAATAATGCGAAATGTTCGAATCCAAAACATTTATATTTTGGTACTCCTAAAGAGAATGTAAATGATTCGAAAGAGAATGGTACATGGAAAAGTGTATGGGAACGTTCGATTGAAAAATATGGCTATGCAGAAGCATGTCGCCGTAATGGTAGCGGTGATAAGTCCGCTGGCGGGAGAGGTAATAAAGGTAAATTTAAAAGTGACGAACATAAAAAAAAGATATCACATGCCTTAAAAGCAAAAAGAATGGCCGGGTGATGGAATTGGTAGTCATGTCAGACTTAAAATCTGATGAGCAGTAATGCTCGTGTGGGTTCAAGTCCCACTCCGGGTACGAAAAAACATTTTTGAAAAAAAGTTTCAAAAAGATTAGGAAAATTGAAATATCGTACTTATATTTAGGTATAAGTTAGAAGATAGAAAGTTCTTTGAAAATATTATTATCCATTCAGTAGTTGATTATGAGACCTTCGGGTTGATTATGAGACATTTAATCTGATAAATGATAATCGGCCGCCTATGGTCGTTAAATAAACTGGGAAACCAGGATAAAGTGAATCACCTTAGTTAATGTGGTTTGCGGTTTGTAATAGCTTCGGTTGTTGCGAGCTTGAGTAGGCAAGTAGGATATCATCAATTCTTTGTACCTGAGGGTGACACTGTAAGGGAAGTGAATTGATGACCAGGTGATGCAGGTCATTTGGTTGAGTTCGGAAGAGCAATAAGAATAACCTATAGGAACGAATATTCTGCAAGAAGTATGCTTATCCGAGTATATCATTGCGAGTTCCAATACAAGAGGGATCTTAAAGCCGAAAGGCAATGTCAGTGTACAGGTGGTGCTGTTACTGCACCGGAGATAGACTTACCAAAGTTTATTTACGTAGAATTCTTGAAGTATGGAAGTGGGGACACTTCAGAGAGTAGTTGAGTATTGACTCGTTCAAAAGATGGGTTAGCTTAATGGTAAGCCACTACTTTCCGAATCTGCAACTAATACACTTTGCACTATTATCAGCAAAACTAATAATTAACAAAGCATAAGTGCTTACCAGCTACGGACGAAAGATGCCTACCTAGTAATGAGTTGTTCATTGCCATCGAAGGTCGCAAGCCTAAGGTGATTCGTTTGAAAAGTTTGTAGTCCCGCAAGGATGAATCAGCTCGGCAGGGTTGAACAGATAGAGTACGACGAGAGTAGTCCAAAACATGTAGCTCAAAGAGTGGTTCACTTAAATAACCGGCATTGCTAGGATACCAATCAAAAGTTGGTGGACAAGAAGGGAATACATAATCCGACAAAAGACCTAGTACATATGCTGTAGTCTCAGGCATTTTTATATTGTGGGGTAGAGCAGTTGGTAGCTCGTTAGGCTCATAACCTAAAGGCCGGTGGTTCGAATCCATCCCCCGCTACTAATTTTGAGTTATGGAAGGCAAAACAAAGTTTACACGTACATATACGTCTGAATTTAGCACTAGTATATGGTACTATGATCTTAATAAATTTAAGAACGGCCCGATCAAGACAGAGATTGAATACGCTCCAGGAGTATTAGAATCCATGACTAATCGAAAACTTAAGAAAGAAAAGAAACCTAAACCAGTTAAACAGAAAGCTGTTAAGAAGGCTGGCAAGAAAAAAGTAAATACTAATCTTGGTCGGTTCATCTAAGGGTTAGGATACAAGATTTTCATTCTTGTCATAGGGGTTCGAATCCCCTACCGACTACATATGTGTTGTTCCCTTGAGAAAGGAATTAGTTGGTAGGTCATCCAGTTATGACACAACACAGAGGACTTCTCATCCTCAAAATAGTCAGGTGGCGAAATTTGGTAATGGCCCGCTCATATAGTATGAGAAAGCATAGGTTCGAATCCTGTCCTGACTACAATCTGAAATCACAACGGGTGGGCGGTTGCGACGAAAGGAGGGTAGCCCACATACAGTCAGGTGGCGGAATGGTAGACGCTATATCGAGTAGATGTGGATAGGAAGTACAACGAAGTTCTCGAAAAACCCATCATACAGGTTCGAATCCTGTCCTGACTACTAAAGTACATGCTACGCTACCCATAAGAACAGCGTCCCAGAGTATGGCTTTTGCTAAAGAGGATAAAATGCGTAGTAGCCTCAGGGGTCTGCAGCCCCACTACGCTGCAAGCGCCCTTAGCTCATTCGGTTAGAGCAACTGACTCATAATCAGTAGGTGCCTGGTTCGATCCCAGGAGGGCGCACAATGTAGACGTTCTTTGAAATATAAAAGGAGATAAATTATGGAAACAACAATGTATTTTGTTTTAGGTATGCTCTCGATAGTTGGAGCTATAGCAATAGCAACAATCGTTTGGGGTGTAGTTAAGATTAGCAAATTGTTAAGAGCAGTTAAACAGCAAGAAGAGATGATACACTCATCGGATCGTAACACGTGGGACAGTATTCATCGTTTTCGTGAAGACTTAGATCGTAGAATGGATAACATGGAGCGTCATGCTTATGGACATGTAACTGATTTGCAGCGTGAGATGGATTTAAAGATAAACGGACAAATCACAGATGCAGTTACACAAAGCACGTCATACACGGATAAGCGTGTTGACAAACTGATCGATACTTATTTTTCAGATAAGAAATTAAAGAAAGAACTAATTAACGGATAACATTAAACATGGAACGTCTACAGAGAAAAGGGGTGTCAAAGCCCCTTTTTTACGTTAATCCATTGATTTTCAATGACTTACAACTTTTTTAACATTTCCTTAGGATTTTTGAAAAAATGTACTTATCTTTATGAAAATTATAATTAAAGCTTATGAAAAAAGTTATGTACTTTATAGCAGTATGCCTGCTAATTTCGGTATCATTAGTAATGTTTGGTAAGTATAATGAAGAGCCAGAACCAATTCAACCGGCACCATTAACCAATGCAGAGAGAATGTATAATGCCATAGTGTTATATGCGGATTCCTTTGATATACCATTACATGTTGCCTTCAATATTGCCTATTTAGAAACAACATATCGAGGGCCTAGTGATAGCTTGTACGATCATAGAAAGACTTCACGATGCGGTGCTGTAGGTCCTATGCAGATTATGCCACAATATGCATCGCATTATGCTGGGTTCAAAGTAACAAAGCAAGCATTGCGTGATAGTATAGAATTGAATGTATACATTTCCATGAAGATAATGTCTGAAAATTATAAAAAGACTAAATGTTGGAAGAAGGCAGCAGGAAAATACCATACCGGTAAACCTTGCATTGACACATATGCAAAGAAGGCAGTACTTCCTAATTACGAATGCCGTTGGGTAGAAAAAGGATAATTATAAATGATGAAAGCAAGAGTTAGATTTCCGAATGATGATACATGGCACGAAGTTGATTTCGATTGGTCTCAATGGCGTACGGAACGTACGTATCTCAGAGAAGTGTGTGGTTATTATCGCGGACATTATTTAATAGTAAACCGAGATGACTATGAAAACAGATGACGAACAATTAATCAACGGATTACGTCCGAGGCATGTAGCTCAAATCATACGTAGAAAGATGATTCAAAAAGCTAAACCTAGCGGTAAACAATATAAACGCGAAAAATATAAGTACAACGAAGAATGAAAAAATTAATTTACTTCTTGATTGCATCTGTGATATTGGTATCATGTGCATCACAACAACATGGTTATAATTATAACAAGCATCGCAAGACTGGCAATCAAATGCATAAGTCAACGCAACGCGTTAATAAACATAACTATAATCAATTGCAACATAAGTGTTCACCTAAAAAGAAACGTAGATGAGATACAGGTTACAACGTTACTGGGAAGTGTTAAGATATGATATTCCTAGTTTTTTCAGATCACTTTGGATATTCCGTAAAGCCTTATGGAGCTATCGTTGGTATAGTGGACATCACGGAGTGTTTGATTTTATGTCTGCTGCTATAAAAGACATACATACTAATGTAGAAGAACGAGGTATCGAAGAATGGATATCTAAAGAAAAGAAAGTAGAAGCCATGAAACGATTAGTATATTTGCTTGATATGTTTAATAACGAAACCTTTATCGAAGAAGCGGAGAAGGAGTTAGGCATGGAGTTCATTTACAGAGACTTTACATTCCAGCAAACAGAAGACAATCCTGAGTTGTATCTTATGATACCCAGTACGACAGATGAAGAAGATAAACATAATGATGTGATCCTAAAGAGAGCTCGTGAGATACAAACGAAAGGCTGGGAAGAGCTTATTCATCTAATCAAAGGACAAGACTATAGCAAGTTCAGTAAGAAGTCCGAGTTCCTGGATCAATTTGACGGATCAGGTATTAGAGGTTGGTGGGACTAAATAAATAAAACAAATGAAAAGAATAATTACAACACTTTTATTATCACTATTTTTAGTGATTGGATATGCACAAGATGCTGTATATGCCAGAGCAACTACGTTAAATATGGGAGTTAAAAACACCCGTACGGAAGATTTTGAGTGGACCGGATCAAAGGAAATTGAATCAATACTAATCACAATCGAATCGACAGAAATATCTATCAATTCTCCAGTGAAGCAACATTATACAATCTATTCAGAATCTGAAGATGTTGAAGTAAAAGGATCGGCAGTGTATTGGTATGCCTATGACCTGGCAGGACAACGTTGTAGACTTTATTTAATAGAAAATGAAGCAGGTGAAGACTTTTTAGCTGTCGAGTATAATGATTACGCTTGGATTTATAACTTAATACCTTTAAACTAATGGCAAAAATAATAATTGAATTCGGAGAAGATGAGATAAACGATGCTCGTGTAGCAATGGACGGACATAAGTATAAACAACTCATTTGGGAACTAGATCAAAAGCTTCGAAGTGTACATAAACATGGAGCTGCATTACAAGGTAACGGTGAAGCGACTGAAGAAGAGATGGATGTATGCTATAGGCTGAGAGATGTTATCCGAGAGATGCTTCTAGAAGATAATCTAACAATAGAATAATAACTAAAAATAAACAATATGAAACAGATCAAATTACTTTTCTTAACTCTTTTTGCATTCATCGGATTGAATGCTTCGTCACAGGTATTCACTTCCTTTAATCTTTACATTGATAATGCCAGCCCTTGTCCATATTCTGTAGTAGGATATTATTACGGAGGCGGTATCCAAGGATCTATAATGTTCAATCAGCAGCCAGCTGGAAACTATTATATAGGAATACTACCTGGGATCGATAGTCTATCACTTAACATATGTGTTATTTCAGACGCTCCATGCATGGTAGAACAATGTATAGATACAGTATTATACTTAGGAGCAGGACAGCAAGTGGCTACCTACACTATACAAGTGCCGTGGGTTGATTCAGTAACTGAAGAGTTAACTAATAATATTAAGACATGGCCTAATCCAGTTAACGGTATATTCAATATCAATACACCGTCCAATTCGGGTATGATAAGAATGTATGCAGTTGATGGATCTTGTGTGTATGAGAATAATTACTTTAGCACTACGATTAAGATGAACTCTGATATACTTCCAGCTGGTACATATGTTATTACATTAGTAGATGATAATGGAATGTTTTATACAACGAAAATAATCAAGTAAGTATGAAGCAATGCTTTGATTGTAAGCGAACATATCCATTGTTCATGTTCACCAAGAACCCTAGACCTTATCAACGTCCGGAGCATCAAGGTAAGAACCTGGTATGCAGACGTTGTACTTATAAGCGTTGGAGCAGTGGTATGTTCGCTTGGATTGTAAACTCAGACAATAAGTTTGAGCGAATAGAGTTTCGATCAAAGTGGGAAATCTTTAAAAAATTATTTTTATGATAGTATCAGCAATTATTTCATTTGTATTAGCAACTATAATAGCTATTGCAATGGTTCGAGGAATTGATTACATGCAAAAAAATCATCCTGATTATAAGGGAGAAGATTTATTTGATGAGTAATTGATATTTATTAGTATGGAAAACGAAACTAAAGTAAGTAGTTATGGAGACACGTTCTTAAGTAAACTTAAAGAACAGTCATTTACGATCATTATTTTAGTTGGAATAATGTATTATCAAAATACTCTATTCAATAAACAAATGGATGAGTATAGACAAATGATACAAGAAAAAGAAGAGTTAGTACTAAAACTAACCGACGAAGAACGAGCGCGATTAGTTGAACGTGAGAAGTATCTAATTGGACAACGTGATGAGTTCCTAGAGGATCTCAAAGCTAGAGCTAATAAAGAATATCATGAGAAGTGACGATCGTTATATAGCTTATAAAAACATTTTTCAAAACAATGAAACAGAGTTACAAAGACATGCTCATGTCAATCATAGTATTGATATTATCACTGTCACTAATTCTGTTAGCAGTAGTAAACAGTAATTAGTATGGAATTAATAACAACATATATTTGTAAGAAGTCGGATATAGGAGTACATGACAACATGTTTGGCGGTGTACTATTATCATTGATAGATGATGCCGCGGCAAGCTACGCTGCACAAATTTGTGATACGCCTAAGATAGTTACTTTAAAGATCGATGAATTACTTTTCAAACAACCAGTAAAGGTAGGATCGATCCTTAAGTTGTACGGTAAGGTTGAAGAGTTTGGAAAGACATCTTTGACACTTTATATAGAAGTACGTAAGCATAATGTTTATACAGGTACACAAACTATAGTAACACAGACCAAGATTAAATTTGTTAGAATAGATGAAGAAGGTAATGCAATACCAATCAATGACTACGTTAAACAACGTTATCAGGAACGTCTTACCAAATATGGTAAAGGCTTGCTACATAACGAGAAGATAGGAGTATATACTCCAGAAGAAGAATGTACGGTAAAGTCCAATAATTAGTATATTTATTATTGTATGAACGAATCTGATAGTGATACGATTAAAAAAAATATGGTTGGCATTGCGCAAGCGCGTAATGAAACGCTGGGGACTATTGTTAGATAGGATCGATCCACGTGAACCAGTTGAACAGATCGTAATAAAAAAAAAGAAGAACGAATCAGATTTCGATCGATTAAGATTTAGATTAAAGGCTGCACGTGAAGATGAAGCCGAAGGTCTTTATGACGACGAAGAATTGAAACATAAAATAGAAATGCTTAAGAAAAGGAGCCAACGATGAGAAAAATGCTTACTTTAGGAACTTTGTTTGTAGTATTATCGTTAACAGCGTGCAAACATAACAATTGTACATGTCCTAGTTGTTTAGATCCAAACAATACAGAAAAATGTTGCCCGGCGGATGATAATACCGGCGGTGGATGTTATGGCGATCCTACATTACCTGTACGTGATATTCCTTTCGAAGAACAAGTTGATCCTAATACATTGGAACCAAACTTTGAAGATGATGTGATTGGACAAGAAGAATATCCAATAGATCATAATCCAGAGAATAACTAATGTCATTAGACGTTCCTAACATATTAAACAAGTTTTCTAGAAAGCAACGTATAATAGCGTTAGTATTACTGTTAATAACAATTACAGTGATTTCATTAGGTCCTTCGATAGTTAAAGGATTTGCTCCTGACAATAAAGAGTTGCAAGTACAGATAAAAGAACAACGAGCTGAAATAGATTCTTTACATCATGCATTAATAGACCAAGGCGATCGTATTGTAGACTTAAATAAGAAGATTGTATTCAATCAACAAGAATGTACCAATTCATTGGCACAACGCGAGCAAGAGATATTGCAAATGATAACCGATCTTAAAAAAGGATTTGCTCCACGTACATTGCAAACAGAATACTATGATACAAATGATAGTGGATTGGTAATGATGTATATGGAAGTACTTCCAGATCCGGGCCGTGAATCTACATACAATGCTTTAGATGCTTTAGAAAAGAAGGTGAAAAAAGGGTGCAACTAGAGCCCTTTAAACATAAGCCATTTAACTTGTTGATTTTCAATGACTTATAACTCATTGATAATCAATTGATTATAACTAGTTCATTATCAATAAGATACAACTTTTCTGAAACTTTTCTTACTTTTTTCTTGTCTATCTGAAATATTGTACTTATCTTTATGATCTAATTAAAAGATATGATACAAAAATTATCCATTGAGCAAGGCACCCATGAGCTATGGTTTCAGCCTAATTTAGATGATCACACCATTGACATCTTCCTATTTGACATTTTCAATGAAAGCCGTACGCGTTTGGTTACATGGCAAGGATGTAATGGTAAAATACCAGGAGGCGTTTGGATCAATGATCACATGCTTCATAAGAATACATTCTTTGAATTGACTAAAGAATATCGTCATGGTATTACGTTAAGATTGAATAAGTGCAAAGAGTATCTATTTCATAACGGAGAAGCGGATCAGTCTTTTAGCAAAACATGGAAATGCTTTAAACGCAGAGTTAACATTCAAATTCACAAAATCCTAAAATAGTATGCCAGTATTTTATATAGACAGTATGGACATCGATCCAGAAGAATTTCTTGACAATTGCGGTAGAGGTGAGCGCGAAGAATTGATCGACTTGCTTGTTAAAGACGGTTATGTACTTTTACCAGAAGGTAACATGATAGGTAGCATGTTAGAAAATGAGCACATGGATCGATGTATAGTTCTTGGCAAGAAGTTCTATGCAATGAGCGACGAGGACTTAAAGACAATAGAATCAATTTACAACAAGTATAAATAAAAAAACCAAAGTTATGGAATTTGAAATGTTTACCAAGAAAGGCGACAAGGCTTGCCAATCACTAGTAGAAAAACTAACCAAGAAGATTCATTCTAAGCGTAGGTACACTGCGGATGAAATGGCAGTGATGTTAAAAGAAGGAGTGGCTAAGATAGAAGCTAAGCATAGCGAGGTTACTGATACGGAGCCACGTGGTCACATTGCTTATCGCATATCAAAAGAACTTAAGAATGCTGGTTATAGTTTTTACTTTGATAGTTATCAATATATACGAACAATAGACTAATAATATGAAAACAATATTCATCGGAGATATTCACGGCCGATCCATATGGAAGGATATCGTAGCAAGAGAAAATGCGGATCGTGTTATCTTTATAGGCGATTACTTTGATAGCTTTAATATCGGTAGTGCGGAACAGCAATACAATTTCAAAGAGATCATTGAATACAAAGAAACTGCTTTTACAGATGAAGGATTAGATACTCAACGAAAGACTCAGGTTATCATGTTGATTGGTAACCACGATTACCATTATTTCCCTTTTGGTGAAACATACTCAGGTTACCAACACGGTGCAGCTCCTGTTATTAGACAATTGTTAGAAGAGAACAAGGATCACTTACAAATGTGCTATCAGTTTGATAACATTTTATGTTCCCATGCAGGTATAGGTCATAACTGGTTGGTAGAACAAGAAAAGTACGAATCAGGAAGTATTGCTGACTATGTAAATGATATCTGGAAATACAAGCCACTTCAGTTTATGTTTTGTGGATTCAATCCATATGGTGATTCAAAAACACAAACACCTATCTGGATCCGCCCGATGTCATTGATGTCCGGTAACAAGAAAACATTCTTGAAAAAAGATTATATACAGATTGTAGGTCATACTCAAGTAAAGAGGATCGATACGGGTAAGGCTACAGGTGGTAGGTATTTCTTTATCGATGCTTTAGATGAGGGGCAGTACTTAATTCATGAAAATGGAAAGTTTAGAATAGGAAAAATCGAGCAGTAAAGTATATTTATTACTGGAGAGAATATTATGGAAAAAATCACTAACGCATCCAGTAACTGTATTAACTTAGTTAAGAAGTTCGAAGGCTGGTCATCCAAACCGTATAAATGTCCTGCAGGTATTCCTACCATAGGATATGGTAACACATTCTATGAAAACGGTACTAAAGTATCTATGAATGATCCTGCAATCACGGAAGAACGTGGTATAGAATTATTAAAACATGAACTACATAAGTTTGCTAAGTATGTAGATTCATATTGCCGTGATGATATCAACCAATTTCAATTCGATGCTTTAGTATCGTTTTGTTATAACTTAGGTCCTGCAAATCTTAAGAACAGTACCTTACTAAAAAAAGTAAATGCTAATCCTACAGACCCGTCTATTAGAGACGAGTTTATGAAATGGACGAAGGCCGGCGGAAAGGTATTGAAAGGATTAGTAACTAGAAGAACGGCTGAAGCCGATTTATATTTTTCAAAATAAAGTGATCCCTTATGAAACAAATCTTTTTACAAGCACCTGAATTTGGTGTTTTCGAAAAATTAATAGACTATGGAGCATTAGGCTTAGTAGTGTTGGCATTAGGAGCTGTAGGATGGTACATGTTTAAACGTAACATGGCTGAGAAGGATAGACTACAAGCTAAAATAGATGAACTAGAAAAAGAGTTAAGAGATAGAAAATGATCCTACTACAAGCACAATCATTTGGTCCATTTGAAGTACTAACCCAGTACGGTGCATTAGGTGTCATTGTACTTGGATTAGGAGCTGTCCTATGGTATATGTTAAAACGTCAATTGGCATCTGAAGATTCGTTAAAGAAAAAAGTAGAAGATCTACAAAAAGAACTTAACGATTATATTAAAACAGATACTGGTAAGATCCAAGGTGCGTTAGATAATAATACGCAGGCACTTAAGGACTTGAGAGAAATAATCTTATTAAGTAAATCTAAAAAGTGAAAAAGAAATTAGTTTTATACGGAGTTTTGTTAGCAGTTATAGGCTTAGTTATAGCTAATGTGTTTTTGGCCGGTGATGGCCATGTTACGGTTGTAGAAGAAAATGTTACATTAACAGAAGAGAACAAGACCTTAACAGATGAGAATAAAAAACTTGCTACTGAAAATCAACAGTTAACAGAGCAGGTTACAACTTTAACTGAACAAGTACAAGCTTATGAAAACACTCCTATCCCTACTCCTGCTCCTGCTCGCCCTAGGTCCAATTGGAACCTTGAAGTCCCAACCGACCAAGAGTAAATATCCTTACGAAACAGTAGATGATGATGGTAGAACGCCAGTAGTTGTTATGACCATTGAACAGGCTAACGCTATTAATAAAAAGTTTCGTGATATGCAATCGATTATCAAAATGCAGACAGATACTATCACAAAGTATGAACAGAAGGTAGTATTCGTTGAAGTTTCAAATACACAGAAGGTTGATAGTTTATCAAAACTAGTTACACGGTTAAGTCTAAAAGTGGATAGTATTCAGTATGTAGCCGATACTACATATAAATGGGCAGATGAACTGAATCTTACAATACGTGAAATGGCAGCTGGACCTAGTCTATTATATACGATCCCGCCGTATAACTATGTATATTTTATTAATTTAGATGACTATAACATGTTTAGTATTGATCGTGGAGATATCATTCAATTAGTAAAAATGACTAAGAAGGAATATGAAGAACTGAAACAACTGCAGGTAAAATATAATCAAATGTACTATCCCACAATAGATTACTTCAAAGGTATTCAGTTTAAAGAGTTTGAAAAAGAGTTACGGTTGTATGATAAAAAGATATGGAAGAATAAGAATTTGTTAGAAAAACAAGTACAAGATTAGGTATTCTCAAGCCCAATAGACACGGATCATCTAACCACTTAATAATCAATTACTTATAACCACTTGATAATCAATGACTTATAACTCATTGATAATCAATTACTTACAACTTTCCTGTAACTTTGTTAACTTTTCCTTAGGTTTTCTGAAATAATGTCCTTAATTTTATGAAATATTAATAAGAAGGATATATGTATCAACCAAGATTCAGAATTAATTATACCGGTAAGACAATGGGTGACTACCCAGAGAATAGTTATGGTGCATATTGCCCAGCAACAGCAATGGCCTATGAGGTGGTGGATGTCAACGGTAAGAGTAAGTTTATTGGTACACACCAAGCATGTGAAAATTATATTAATTCGTAAATAAATAACCCCTATGAGTAAAACAAAAGTGTTAGGTATGGAGTATGGTATCGAGATTACCAGACCATGGAGTTCAGAAATGTATGACCATAACGATAAAGTTTCGGCCAACATGAAGCAAGCGATCCGCGCGGCTCTAAACAATGCATATGAAGAATGTGATGATGAAGATGTACGAGCCATTGCAAGAGCAGTTTGTGCTTACGGCCACGGATATGGTTACGATATACAAGGCATTTATGATGATGCTTGTAAAGAATTGGAAATGGTACCAAACCATTGGCTGAATGAATTTTGTTGGCCTGAATTGGTTGACGGCGGATATGTTAAAGACCTTGATGTTAAATTTGTTGGATTTAAAAAGTAATAAATAACCCCTATGACATACACAGTAGAACAATTATTAGACAAGTTAATAGCAGATCTTAAGCTTAAAGTAAAGATCTCAGATTATGAAGCAGGAATTCTTCGTACGCTTGAGCCTGAATGGGCTTCTGAATACCTATTCCATCAAGCCTGGAATAATACCTATCTCAACTTAGCGGTTTATAGCGAGGTTGAACATCACGAACAACAACTTAAAATGGAGCAAGGTATATGAGCGAACATTACACAGATAAAGTTAAAGAATGCATTCATTGCTATGAGCAATCAACTACGGAGAAGTATGATGAGAATGCAGAGTTAGCATCAGATGCTGAAGCACGTATCTTTAAACTATTTGCGATCATGACAGACGAAGAGTTGGATTGTTATAGAGCAAAGTTAGTTGAGTTAGGATACGTTGACTACTCAGAATATAATAGAACTGATAATGGACTAGTTAAAGCATTGACCAATGGTATATAATTTCGATCAAATAAGAAAGATGTTGAAGTTTGAAGAAGATTACTTTTACTTCATTCAGATCATTCAACGCAAAAAGGAACATCCTGAATTAGGATCTAGCAATAGAGTTATTCGTTCCTATATGATTTCAAGCTTAGAAAAGTTTGATAAGAATGAAAAGGAGATAATTCAAATGTGTGAGGCATTCAATGCCAGAGCCTATATTCATTTGAACCGAAGGAAGTGGAGTACAATTAGTTTTGAATGCTTACGGCATAATGCCGAGTTGATTGCAAATAGTCAATATGAAGGAATCAAATCTAGTTTAGAAACTACCATCGGCCGTAACAATGGTGAACCGAGAGAGACTAAGACATGGATATTAGATTGTGACGGTACGAGCTTTCCGGATCCGTTAATGCTAGCTACTATTGATTATGAATGTAAACCATTCGGTCAATCAAAATGTTTGGCTGTCATTGAAACTAGAAACGGATGCCATTTGATTACAGAGCCGTTTGATACAGAGACGTTTAAAACTAAGTACCCAGATATAGAAATACATAAAGACAACCCAACAATATTATTTATACCTTAATTATGGAAGACAGAATACAAGTAAATGGAGTATGGTATGTTCGCGAACAAGAAGAACAATCACCAGAAGTGGAGATTAACATCATGCGTTCTGAATCAAGAAGTATTGAAAGCGACAAGTATTGCTTCGAAGCAATCAGATTGGAGAGACCGGATGCGCCAGGTACTTACTTTGAGGATATTGACATCGAGTTCACAGACAAACGAGAAAGACCTTGGAAGGAAGATTTTTGGGATAACAATGCTTGGTTCAGAGGAGTGTTAATAAACGATCCTGAGTCAATGGAGCATTTGAAAGAATCGGTATGCTTGCAAGGTGAAGCCGAGTTCAAAGCATTTTTGAAAGAGTTAAAACAAGAAGGTTGGTTATGAAGCAGTTAATATTATTAAGAGGATTGCCTGGATCGGGCAAATCAACACTAGCTAAGTCATTAGGCTGTTATATGTTTGAAGCGGATCAATATTTTATGCAAGACGGCGAATATAAGTTTGATGCTTCGAAGCTTAATCAAGCACATAATTGGTGCAAACTACGTGTTGAACACTCCATGGAAGATGGGTTAGGTATGATTGTAGTTTCAAATACATTTACCCAAGAATGGGAAATGGATGCTTATTTTGAATTGGCTGAGAAGTATGGGTATCAAACATCTTGCCTTATAGTAGAGAATAGACATGATAGTAAAAACATCCACGGATGCCCAGATGATAAGATAGAACAAATGAGAAAACGTTTTGAAATAAAGTTATAATATGGAAAATCAAAATAGTGTATGCTATGTAGCACGTATTGGTGAACTTATACCAATTCCAGGTGCAGATAATATTGAAGTAGCCTTAGCAGGTGGATGGCAAGCTATCACCAAGAAAGGAGAGTACAAGGTAGATGACTTAGTGGTTGTAGCAACAACAGATGCAGTCATACCTCAAGAACTTTCAGACGCAATGAATGTAACCAACTACTTACGTAAAGGTGGTCGTGTTCGTACTGTTAAATTGAGAGGAGTATATTCTGAATGCTTAATCATTCCTCTATCGCACGTACCATACAAAGGTACTCGTAATGAGTACTTTGAGGGTAGAGATATGATGGAAGCCATGAGCATCTTTAAATACGAACCACCAGCAGTACAAGTCCAATTAGCATCAGGACGTAAGATCAAGTATCACCAGAATCCTAACTTCACGGTATACTATAAGTTCCCTAACATTAAGAATGTAACCGGAATGTTCAGTGAAGATGATTATGTTCAAATCACTCGTAAGATTCATGGTACAAATGCTCGTTATGGTATTGTTAAGAAACGTAAATTATCATTTTGGGATAAGTGTAAAAAATTCTTACGTTTGGCTGATGAATGGATTGAATATGAATATGTTTATGGTTCACATAACGTAGAGAAAGGATCTGATACTCAAGGTTTCTATGACACAGACGTATGGAGAACAATTGCTGATAAGTATGATATCAAAAACAAGTTATGGGCATTTGTTAAGAACCACACACCAGCTGAAGTTGGAAGTGGAGTAGTAGTTTATGGTGAGATATATGGTCCTGGTATTCAAAAGAACTATGACTATGGATTGAAGGAGTTAGAGTTTGCTGGGTTCGATGTTATGTGGGATGGTAGGTATTTTGCTGGTGAAGCAACTCATCTTACAATGATTGGTAAGTCTTATGATTTTATTGGTGGTGTTGATTTGCCTCATGTACCAATATTATATGTTGGGCTTTGGTCTCAAGAAATTCAAGATCAATTCACATTCAACAACTTTATTGAAGGTACCAAAGTACCACATGAAGGTATTGTAATCAAACATACATCGGGTGAACGAAACAAGGTTGCCAAAGTGATCAATCCAGACTATCTCATCTACGGAGAGAAACACGATGTAGGCGATTCTCATTAAGATATAGAACGGCCTGAACAAGATCATAAACGATATGATCCAAAATACCCGTACGGGCTATAAGTTCAATATACGTTCTCTTATAAAGTACCTAACTCATTGATAATCAACGACTTATAATCAATTGATTTGTAACTAGTTCATTATCAATGAGTTACAACTTTTCTTACTTTTCCTTAGGTTTTCTGAAATATTGTACTTATCTTTAGGATCTAATTAAAAGATATGAAGATTGAATTAAAGAAAGGTCAAAGGCTATGGTTTACGAGTGATACACACTACAACCATGCCAACATATGCCGATCAACTACACGATGGACAGATGCCGATTCGGTGACGCGTGATTTTAGTTCATTGGAGAAGATGAACGAAGAGTTAGTATCTAATATTAACAAACACGTACATCAGGATGATATCTTGATCCACTTAGGTGATTGGTCATTCGGTGGGTTTGAAAGTATCAAACAATTTCGTGATAGGATCATATGCCAGAATGTGCATTTGGTACTTGGTAATCATGATCATCATATCGAACGAAACAAAGACAATGTGCAAAGCTTGTTTAGCTCAGTACAAGAGTATTTGTATTTGGAAGTTAAACGTCCCGGTGTTACTAAAAAGGATGCCATGGATCGATATACTTTTGTTTGTATGCATTATCCAATTGCTAGTTGGATCAATATGAACGGTGGTGTCATTCACTTGCACGGACATGTACATTTACCTAATCACCTTAGGGTGGCTGATGGTAAAGCAATGGATGTCGGTGTGGATGGAAATAATTTGGAACCTATCGATTTAGATAATATATTAAGGATAATGGACAAGCAACCAATTGCTAAACTATCATTACCGAAGGATCATCACGAAAAAAGATTGATATGAGATTTACAAAAGAAAAAGAGCTAATGCATGCTTATTGGGATGACATTAAAAGAACTAAAACAAAATTCTTATGGTGGCCAATGACTATTGATGGTGAAACACGATGGTTAGAAACAGCTGAGATACTTTATAAAGTTAAAAAAGGTGAAGATATACTTTGTAACGCATATTATTACTGGACACCTATAGAATTTTTAAATATATAAAATTATGACACAAACAAGAACATATATTAAAGTTACATACGTAGCATTAACTCAATGGGGAAAGCCAATAGCAACTGCTCATACAGAAGAGGATCTTAAAGCAGGTATAGATGAATACTATGGAATAGGAACAGACAATAAGGCTAAGTATATTGAATGGGTGCCATTTGATAGCAAATACCCAGATGAACTTGAAGGACATCATGTCTATGAAGTAGATGATTTCAACGGTGGGTTAGAGCTTGAGCAGGTAAAGGTTTATTGTGTAGATTTTTATCCACATACTAAATACGAAAAAGAAATATGAAAAAGAAACGAAGATTGATAAAGGTAGATTTATCTGGATGTAAAAACATGAAAGAAGCAGGCCGTATCATAAACTATATAGCTGATGGTAAAATAAAATTATCAGTGGAGGATATAAAATCATGAAGGTATTTTGGAACGCATTTGCATTAAAAATAGTATGGAATAGCATCTTTATGAACGATGCTCACTTTATAGTATCTAGACATGGATTAGAGATATTAGAGAAGATGCGACGAAAAGAAGCATTAATTGAATTAACAAATATAAATTTAGAAGATGAAAACTAAATAATTATGAAAAATAAAAGTAACAGAGGTACTCTAATTAAAGAAATAATTGAGAATACTATAGAAAAGAACATCTTTGAATTCACAAGTGAATTTAAAAAAATCCTACAAAACGAATTAGACACCCAACTACCATTTGAAACATTAGTATCAGATATTGAGCCTAGTGGTGGACAGGTACAATTTAAAAATGAAAATAATAATGACAGCACTATTGAATTTACAATAGTAACTAAAATTGGAAACTAAAAATTATGAAAACTAAAACAGTAGAACGTCTAATGAACGAAACACCAGAACATATCAAACAACAAGTTAGTGAATATGCTGATGGGGTAGTTCAAAACAATGCATCATTTGTATTTAAACCATCTCCTAAATATGTGGGTTATTATTGTTTAGGAGGTGCTGCAGGATTCTGTGTTGCGTTTGAGAAAAAACCTAACTGGTTTCATCGTACAATGATGAAGGTGTGTTTAGGATGGAAATGGATTGATATAACTAAAAACTAAAAATTATGACACCAAAAGAAAAAGCAAAGGAGTTAGTAGATACGTTTAGAATGAATGTATTGGATTATGAGGGGTGTTCTATAAATACTCATAAAGCAAAACAATGCGCATTGATTGCAGTTGATGAGATTTATAAATTACGTATGACTCACGGACAGCATTTAGATTTTGATTTGGATAAAATTAATTACTACTCTTATTGGATAGAAGTAAAACAAGAAATAGAATCAATTACAAACTAAAAATTATGAAAGATTTTTTAAAGAGGTTATTATTTGGTAAGCAAGTTAAGGTTGAGCCTATGTATATGAGCGTTTTCAAAGACAGCTACGGGAATTTATATGGTGGCGCTATTAATCCACTTGATAAAGCCAAGCAGTGTGTAGATGTTGTTAGTCATATAGATAGTCCTAAATACTTAGGTAAAGTAAAAATTTACATAGATGACGTTGAATCACCTATAACAGAACAAGTTTGGTATGAAATGCCTAAATGGAAAAACTCTAAAAACTAAAAATTATGAAAAAGAAACAAAGTAGTATTGAATGGTTGGAAGAGCAAATAAAAGATATTTTTTATGTTGCTGAAGCATCTGAAATGACTAAAAATTTTAAAAGTGTTTATGAACAAGCCAAGCAAATGCATAAGGAGGAGGTTAAAGATGCTTATCAAAAAGGCAGATTTAATGGTCAAACAAATTGGGGTTATGGTAATGATATAACAGCAGAACAATACTACAATGAAACATTTGGAGGTGGAGACGAGTAAACAAGAGATCAAAGAAGACTTATCCATAAAGAGCAGACTGCAATACATCACCGATGAGGAACAGCTTAAGATCATAGACTTTATCATGGACTACAGCTTCAAAGACAGCAAAGAAGTATACACTAACGGAACAATACTAGTTCCATTGTTTAGGGTATTAGATGCTATAGAACAAAAGGGTAACCAATATCAATCAGCAGGCTAATAATGAGTAAGTATATCACAATAGCAATTGCATCACTCTTAACGGGATGTTCACTCGAAAGATCCCAAGATCTATATTGGACGGATCAGTATGGAGAACAAGTACCAATCATAGTAACACAGAAAGAGGACTCAACTACAATAGAGTGGAGACCAGATACTATTAATAATATAATACACTAAGTATGGAACCAGTAAATGATTATGAAGACTTTGTTATGGGAGAGATATTAAATGCCGTCGACGACTACTGGGGCACTCAAGATCCAAGGTATTATCCTGGTACCACTAAACGAAAGTCCCCTCGTGCTGTACGCATGCTAGACATAGAAGACTTTGAGTATGATGAGGCGACGAATCAATTAACACTCATAGATGATTTACCGATGTACATCCCAAACAATCCATTTGGAAGCTTCCGAGACTTTGAGCAGGAAGTGGATCATAGATTAGATAGAATGATATATGTACGGAATGAGGTAACAAAGAATGTAGTAACATTCACCTATCAGGCATTACAATATCTGACTAACGGGAATAATGCGGTAGAGACAATAGAATGTCACTACGTAGTGCAGCCAGGATCGTTATGGAACAGCAAGCTACACGACGATAAAGGGCAACCATTAAGGTTATTCTTAAACTATAAGATAGACACATATAGCCTTTGAATATCCGTATAATACGGCTCGGGTTGGTTAAGACCCCAATAAGCATGGCGAGTTCGTTAAACGTTCTCTTATAAAGTACCTAACACATTGATTTACAATGAGTTATAACTAGTTGATATTCAATAACTTATAACCTGTTGAGAATCAATGTGTTACAACTTTTCTTACTTTTCCTTAGGTTTTCTGAAATATTGTACTTAATTTTATGATCTAATTAAAAATAACCCCTATGATAGTAAAAACAAACAAGTCGCTGAGTGGTACAAGCTACCATGGTCATGTAGTTAAAACTACTTACAACAATCTAATAAAAGCCTTTGGTGCACCACAGTATCAGTTCGGTGATAAATCAAATGCTGATTGGCATTTAGAAAGTAAAGGTGTTGTATTTTCAATCTATGATTGGAAGGAAGCTTTAATACCTTCACAATATCCAGATATGGAATTTGAATGGCATATTGGCGCATTTACATATGAAGATGCACTTTTAGCTCAATTAGACGTATATCATTATTTGGCTAATATAGATAACGATTCAGAATATGAGGATCGATTGAATTACTTGTTAGGTTACATTTCTGATCCAGATGAGGCCGCCCGTTATGCTGATATGGATCCACAATCATGGCCAGAAGGTATTCCAACGGAGAATGATCCATGGAAAGATAACGGTCCAGAGTTTGATAGTGCTGGTTATAGTATTACGGATCGTACGGAAGGTAAGAAACAAAGTAGTATAGAGTGGTTAGAGAAACAACTATATAGTGGCAGAGAATTAAGCACAATAATTCAACAAGCCAAAGCAATGCACAAGGAGGAGGTTATAAATAGTATACTTGACAATAGAAATATCACGAGCCAAGTTACATTCAAGGATGCAGAACAATACTATAACGAAACATTTTAAAGTAAAAAAGGATATGAAAGAGTTTTTTAAAATTATTATCAATACAATCATAGTAACATTGATTGGAGCAATCGGAATGTGGGGTGTTATCACTAATGAAAGTGATACAGAATTAGGATGGCAAATATGGGGTTGGTTATTAGCAATGGTAATTATTGTTATTCCAACTGCTAGTTTTTGGACTAAACAAGTAGGTAAAGTAATTGATTTAGATGTATGATTAAAAAATTCCATCAAGAACTTGAAAAAGGATGTCATCCATTTGACCCTATGATTATTTACATTTTTGGTAGTATAGTTTTAGTGTATTCACTAATCCAAATACTATCCTGACTACTAAATTTAAAACTATGAAAGAAGGACATTATGTTATCATCGATCTCAGAAACATGGGATTCATGAAAGATAAAGACGGCGGTATAATTTATTACGAAACCGAAGAAGAAGCACGTAACGTGTGCGGTATGTATGAGTTTGTAAATGCCTGGGTAATGAAATTAGTATATAATCATATAGAAGAATAAAATTATGTTAGACACAATAGGTTATGCGGTATTATGCGCTCTCAATGGATTGTTTATAGCACTCCTAATATATGTAGCAGTTTGGACTCCTAAAGAACGAATGAAAGGTCATTCAGGGAGAAGCAAATGTAGATGTTGTAGTGAAAATCAAAAATAAAAAACCATGTTAAATATACACAGAGAATTTGATCAGTTAGTAGCACATCGCAAAGAAATGCGTAAAGCCATTGCTAGATGTGAAGAAGATATTCAGTACCTGCGGGAGAATGTAGACTTAGGGATCGGCGATCAGGATGCACAAAGGACTCAGCTATTATCGGTAATGACTTCAGTGGCCATTGCTAAGATAGTCAAGGAGGAATTGGATGAGATGATAGAAGAACGCCGATCCAGCCTCAAAGCCTTACTAAATTAGGGAGTTTGTAATCCATTGATAATCAACTAGTTATAACTTATTGATAATCAACTAGTTAAAACATTTCTGAAAAAAAGTTACAAAAAGCTTTGCCTAATAGAGAAAATGTACTTAATTTTATGAAATATTAATAAAAAGGATATGAAAACAAAAACCACCCCTACCATGAATGTTATTGACATTGAAAAAGAAAAGGCTATTATTGCCGCGGCGCAAGCTAAATTGAAAGAGCATGAGCAAGCCGTTAAGGAGTTTGAATACAACCATGAAAGGATTGCTAATGCTAAAAAGGATCTACAACGTCGCCAGGATGAAGGTAAGACCCAAGTTGAGCATACAGAAGCTTATTATAAACAGATCCAAAAGGCATCGACAAAGTTTACTATCAAGTATGACACTAAGGAGTGTGATTGCAGTCCAATGAGTTACAGTGATAACTACGAAGACCGTGTACAGATAGCTGAAGTGAAAGGTGATATTACGCGTGCATATATAGTATTCAATGACGATCCTAATGTGCGTATTGAAGTAAGAGAACATTATGTATCTAGTAGATGGTCATCCAGAAGCCGCGGTTATAAAATGTATACCAACGGCTTAGGGTATAAACAAGATAACAAGGCATATAAAAATGTCAAGACCATAATCCAACAGATCCAGGATCATTATGATAGTAAAGTATCTGCAAAGAATGAGGCAGATGTTATAGCATCGATGATCAAAGATACAGATTGGAATGCGGTCTATCCAGGCGCTAAGGTAGCTGAAGAGACTATCTATGTAGGTAAATGGCGCGGTAGACATTATGATAGGTTCCATAGCCACCATAGAGGTATTTGTTTGACATTGGCTAATGGGATCACGATTGTAATGAGACCATATGCATATGATAAGAGCTGGTCGATCCAATCTATCAAATATCCAACCCCGACCACCCCAACCGGATCCACCAAAGAGATATTGGGAGCCTTGAATAATATGAAGTTCTAAAAAAAGTTAACATTTTCTTAGGATTTACGAGAAAGTGTACTTATCTTTATGAAATAATAATAAAACCAAATAATAACCCCTATGAAAACGACGGTAGTATATGTTCGCCCAGAACTTAAAAATGGTAAGTGGATCTTTAGAAGTGTTAATAGCAATGAAGTTATTAACGTACCGATCCGAGATATTATGGCCCGGAAGGCTCATGACAATGGACAGGTACTTTGCTTCGACTATGATAGCCAAAGGGCACGACGAGTAGACCCGACAGAAGCAAGTGATACAAAGAGTATTATTGAACAACCAAAAGCAGTAGAGACCCCTATGGAAGATCCAATTTTGAATTTCATTCATAACGAAGCTGTAAAGCTTAGACCAGAGACGATTATTATGCCTGACCTTAAATGGAAGTACTTGGTACGGTCAGCGGTTAGAGGTAAGAACATTATGATGACCGGTCCTGCAGGATGTGGTAAGACGCAAGCTGCTAAGTCCTTAGTTAAGGCTTTGGATCGTCCAGACTTTTATTTTAACTTAGGTGCCACTCAAGATCCAAGAGGTACTTTGATTGGTAACACCCACTTCAAGAAAGATACAGGTACAACCTTTTGTGAATCGGTCTTTGTAAAAGCGATCCAAACTAAGGATGCCGTTATCTTGTTAGATGAGTTATCGAGAGCACATCCTGAGGCATGGAACATCTTAATGACGGTTTTGGATCAGGGACAAAGATATTTACGCTTAGATGAGCATGAGAATGCTCCTACCATTCCGGTAGCCGAAGGTGTAACGTTTATCGCAACAGCGAACATTGGTACGGAGTATACCGCGACTAGAGCGATGGACAGAGCGTTAGTGGATCGATTCATTATTGTGGAGATGGATGTGTTGGATCAGCAACAAGAGACAAAGTTATTGAAGATGATTGCTCCAAGTTGTCCTGATAACATGATTGATACCATTGCAGAGATTGCAAGTATCACTCGCAAGGAAATGGCAAATGATAATGCTAAGATATCTAGTGCAATTAGTACGCGTCTAACGGTAGAGATGGCCGGATTGATTGCCGATGGATTTACATTAGGTGAGGCGGCAGAAGTTTGTATCTATCCATTTTATGATCAGGCAGGAGGAGTAGATAGTGAAAGAACATATATCAAGCAAATAGTGCAGAAGTATTGTGCGAATGATGAAGATAATAGAAACATATTTGGAACGGATGGTGCTAATAAGTCATCATTACCGTTCTAGTTTTTCGTAGGGGTGCGAAGCGGAGTTTGGGGGCAAGATGTAATGTTTTGCCCCCTGAAATTCCGAAAAAAGCAGTAAAAAACCGAAAAAAAGCAGTAAAAAGCTTTGCCTAATTGAGAAAATGTCCTTATCTTTAGAATATGAATAAAAAACCAACCAAACAAAAACAGATGACATCCGGCTTCTGGTTGAACCAGGATTTCATCGACAGAATTTCCGAGAAAGGAAATGGCAAAGATGCAGTTGCATTAGCAGGCTATAAGAGAGCCGTTAGTAATTTCGTACGCATTGTAACCGGAGAAAACATTCCGGTGAAGTTTAGCAGTAACAACCAATCATATACCAATGGTAAGGTTGTGACTATTTCAACTTCATCCGATCCGAAGGACTTCGATAGCAATGTAGGATTAGCTTTGCATGAAGGATCGCATATCAAGTTAACTAATTTTGATACTTTAAAGTATTTGACAGATACTTTAGCGCGTGCAGAATATGATCATATCGTGTTACCTATGATAGAAAAATATAGTCAGGCTGATCGTTGGGATGCATGTCAATATGTTGCTTATCGATTGAAGGACATTATCAATGTGGTAGAAGATAGAAGGATCGATAATTTTGTGTATAGAACAGCACCAGGTTACCGTGGGTATTACAATGCACTTTATGATAAGTATTTCAATCATAAGATCATTGACAAAGGATTACAGTCGACAGAATATCGTACAGAGGATTGGGACTCGTATATGTTCCGCCTTATCAATATAACGAATCCTAATCGTGACTTAACGGCCTTGAAAGGGTTGCGAGAGATATGGGATGTATTGGATCTAGATAATATAGACCGATTACAATCTACGGATGATGCCCTTAACGTAGCAGTTAGAATTTTCCAAATCATTGAAAGTAATATTCCTAAGCCAGAGGCTAAAGAGGATCAGGAGCAAGAAGGAGGAGAGGAACAAGGTGGTCAAGGTAAAGGACAAGGCCAGGGTGGTAAACAGCCGAAGGCCGAAACAAGAGAAGATGATGACGATGACGGGTCTGGATCGGATGGTGAAGATAGCGATGATACAGGAGAAGATAATTACAAAGGCGGATCCAAAGGTAATCAAGATGGCCAGGATGAAGGCGATGGATATGATGATGAAGGAGATGAGGATGGTGATGAGTTAGAGTTAACAGATAAGCAAAAGGATCAGTTGAGAAAGATCATGAGACAGCAAGAAGACTTCCTTCAAGGCCGTGTTAAGAAAAAGAACTCCAATAAGAAGCTAGACAATACGGTTGAGGCTTTGGATACCGGAGATGTAGATACGGTAGATGTTGATGCTGGTCCTTTCAAGAAGAGTGTGATAGTAGTACGTAATGTTACACCTAACATGATACAGAATGTTGAATGTGGTATGTGGTGGAGAAGTAAGAATGCTGTTAACGGTTGTAGTTCAATGGCAGTGAAAGAAGGTATGATATTAGGTACATTGTTAGGTAAACGTCTTAAGGTAAGGGCTGAGTCTAGAGATACTAAATTCAATCGTTTAAGATCAGGTAAGATAGATAAACGAATGATTGCTAGTGCAGGATTTGGTCATGAAGGTATCTTCCAGAAGTTAGAGACGTTTAGTTATACTCCTAGTATCATTCATATCTCGATTGACAATAGTGGATCGATGGGTGGTGATAAAATGCATCAGGCTGTGAAGACAGCTACGGCAATTGCGAAAGCATGTAGCATGATCGAAAATATGGATTGTGTGATTAGTTATCGATGTGATACGCATTTTGCAGGTACATATCGTGATAGTCCATTAATGGTAGTTGCATATGATAGCCGTAAGCATAAGTTAGTGCAATTCAATCAGGTAGTTCAGTATATTGGTACTGGTGGTACTACTCCCGAAGGATTATGCTTCGATGCTGTAATGGATGAGATTATCAAAGATGCAAAAGGTAAGGATGCCTATTTCCTTAACTTTAGCGATGGTGAACCTTATTCAGGATCGTATTATGGACAGATTGCATTTGATCATACCCGTAAGCAAGTGCAGAAGATGATTGCAAATAGTATCAAAGTAATTAGTTACTTTATCGGCCACGCCGGTGGTAGTAGTAAAAATAACTTTGTACATATGTATGGCAAAGATGCAACGTTCATTGATGTTAATTCAGTAACGGAAGTATCGAAGACAATGAATAAAAAGTTTTTAGAAGTAGTATAATGGTTTTGGTTGGTTGGATATGTACCGTATTAGTATTGGTTGGCTATTATCTGAATAGTATTCAGAAATATTTGCCAGCCATGCTAGTGTGGTCATTAGGAGACATAGGATGGATAGTATATGACTTCTATATAGACAACATCAGCCATTTGGCTTTAAGTGGAACAATAATAATATTAAACGGTTACGGTATATATCGTATCCTTAAAGGTAAAAAGAAATGAATGTAAAAATAGATCCGACCGATCCGGCTGCAATGGTATTTGCAATAGTATTAACTGTACTAGTAGCCTTAGGCGTACCATATGTTATCATATGGTCACTTAATACATTAGGAACCAATATCCAATTTAACTTCTGGTCAAGTATTGCCATATGGGCATTAATGATAATAAGTAACATTGGAATGGGAGTAACAAGAAATAGCAACCAACAATAAAAATAAAAGTTATGTATCGTTTATCAGTTCATATTGAACCAACTAAAATTAACGGCCGTGATGTGACGACATTGTCTTTCCACGGTATGAAGTCGAATCAGATCGATAGCAAGCTAGGCGAAGTAAGATCTAAATACAAGATCCAAAAGCATAAGTCAGGTCCTAAAATGGATCAAGAAATGTATCATGTAAGTTTCGATGTATCAACTAACCCTAATAAGAAGCGTAAAAATGGAAAGAAATAAAGTTAAGATGACTACCAGAAATAGCGCGTATGTAGTGTTTCAAAGCAACTACGACTTACCTAAAGGCGGCGCTGAAGTTACTGAATGGAGTAACGGCCAGGGTATTGATATCGAAGTTAAGGTAGGTAAAGATGTAAGGCGTATTGCTTTAACATACGAAGAATGGATAGCCGTTCGCAATTGTGCCAAGGAATTAATTAAGCCAGGCCAGATCACAGAATACGAAAATGTATAATAATAAACAGAGAACCAGTTATGGAAAATCAAAATGAAAAGGCTCCGAAGATGAACACCGGAGAAGTAAAAAAGAAGCGTTATTACAAGAAACGCAAACCAAAAGCCGTTGTGGCTAACGATGTGGTTAAAGCCGAGCAAGGCTCGTCTTCGTCTTCGTCTACGACATCAGACACTAAGCCACGCAAATCGCGCAGTTACGGCAATAAGAATAATGACCAATTGGGTTATCCAAAGATCCAAACAACGGTTAACGGCAAGACAGTGGAACATGCCAAGACCAAAGAAGCCATTGAGCGTGCAATGCGTATTAGCAGTGAAATGGTAAAGGAAAAGTATGCAGAGAAAGAAGCCGAAGCCAAGCGTGATTATGCCAAAGAAGCATATGTATGGGATCGTGGCGCTCATGGATATACAGAAGCATGTGCCTATGATGATTGCGGATGCAATGATGGATGTTCGGAAAGTGAATACGCAGCGCAAGTGGATTGGGATGGATTGTTGGATCGATTGGAAGCCATGAATGCCGCGATTGGTACACAGCGTGTTACGGTATGGGATCGTGTGAAAGCCTTTGTGGAAGGTGCGTTGGAATATGATCGTCCAATGTACATGTTATTGATTGCCTTGTTAGAAATCCAATTGGGTAACACGTATTGGGCAATTGGATTTGGTGCATTGAGCATAACGTATTTTGTTACTACCAGCATTAACATTGTGCGTCGTTGGCAGTATGTGCGTCACGTACGCGGTTTGATCCGTGAAGGTGTTGAAACTTATAAAAAGAAGTAATGCCATGAATACAGGTATATCAGGATATGTGGACGGGTCTAATTTAACCGTTA